GAACAAAGAGGCCCGATCTTCGCGAGTTTTTCACATTCTGAAATTGAATGTCACATCAGGACCCCCTTTTAATCCCACATCAGGGTGTTCCCGCATATTGAAAGTGTCACGTCCACCCGGTATCTCTAGGCTTCAACCAACAACTAGACGTTTCCTTTGCGTCATACTCGTTAACCATGGATACCAACGATTTCTTTACTCCCGTCATGCCTCGCGGTAGAGGTGGTGCTCGCCCCGGTTCAGGGCCGAAGCCGAAGGCTGCTCGCGCGCAGGCTGAAAGCGACGGAGAGCAGACGCCATATCAGCAGTACGAGAAAGGCCGGGCAGCCAAGGAGCAGGCCCTGGCCCGTAAGGCGTCTGTCGAAGCTGACATCGCCGAGGGATTGGTAGTCAGCCGTGCAGCGGTTCAAGCCGCAGCGGCCAAAGCCTTCGCCATGTGCTCGCAATCCCTGGACGCTATCGCTGACAACCTAGAACGCCAACTTGCCGTGCCGCCGGAGATTGCTGAGAAGGTGGCGATCTACATCAACGAGGCCAAAGCGCAACTGGCTGAAGACCTGAAGAACCTAGGCGGATCAGGGGAGAACGATGACCTATTCGCCTGATCAGTATCAGCGTGCCCTGGCCGATATCACCCAGTCCTATTCGGCATTCATCCCTCCGCGCAGACTGAGCGTTAGTGACGGGGCACAGGAGAATCTGTACTTTAAGAAGCCAGGTGATGTCCCAGGGCCATGGAGTCCTGACGAGACTCCCTACATGGTCGAGCCGATGAACATGCTCGGCAGCCGCAGGCACGAGGCAGTGGTGTTCGTCGGCCCAGCACGCACGGGCAAGACGGCCGGTCTGTTGTTGGGTTGGTTGTCGCATGTCGTGGTGAACGACCCCGGCGATATGCTGATGATCCAGATGACCCAGGACAAGGCTCGTGAGTTCTCGCGAACTGAGATCGACCGCGCTATCGAGCATTCGGCGGCATTGAATTCGCGCATGGGTGGCAAGCAGGACGACAACACCCACGACAAGATGTTCCGCAATGGAATGTGGGTGCGCATCGGCTGGCCAACGAAGAGCAACGTGGCCAGCACGACATATCGCTATGTGGCCATCACCGATTTGGACCGCATGGAGAACGCTGAGAACGTTGACGGTGAAGGACCATTGTTCAATCTGGCGTTGAAGCGCACACAGACCTTCGGCACTCGTGGCATGTGCCTGGCAGAGTCTAGCCCTGGTATCGAGTTGGTTGATCCAAACTGGCAGGCAGCATCGCCACACGAGGCTCCTCCTACTACTGGCATTCTTGGTCTCTACAACCTGAGCGATCGTAGACGCTACTACTGGCAATGTCCCATGTGCCAGAACTGGTTCGAGCCCAAGCCCGGGATCGAGTTGTTCGGTCTTCCAAGCGATGAGTCTTTGTTGGAGATCGTGCGCGAGGCTGATTTGGAGGCCCTGGCCACAGAGTACAACCGCATCATCTGCCCGCATTGCCAAGCCAAGATCGGACCGCGGTCGAAGTACGAATTGAATCGTAAGGGACGTTGGCTACAGGACGGTTTGACGTTGATGCCGTCCGGTGAAGTCATGGGTAAGGCCCATGAGAGCACGATAGCAGGCTATTGGATGGGTGGTATCCCCGCAGCCTATCAACCGTGGCGATCGATCATTCTGCGCTACTTGCAAGGGCTTCGTTCCTATGCTCTCAATGGTTCTGAGGAGATGCTGAAGACGACGACTAATACGGATCAAGGCATGCCGTATATGAGTCGTCTGTTGCTGGACGCGAAGCGAAATGCGACTGACCCTTCAAGCCGCAAAGAGAAGAACCTACAACGCTATGTAGTGCCAGAGAAAGCTCGTTTCCTGGTCGCTTGTATCGACGTACAAGGGGGCATGAATTCTCGCTTTGTAGTCCAGGTTCATGCGGTAGGACCGCATCGAGAGAAGTGGCTGGTCGATCGATACAGCATCAGTGAGTCCAATCGTGAAGGCATGGGGTCTGAGAAAGCTCCGATCGATCCTGCTAAATATGCAGAGGACTGGGACCTGATTACTGAACGTGTTAGTCGTTCAACCTATAGAACCGCGGTTGATGGTATCGAGCTTCGCGTGAAGCTAACCGTCGTTGACTCAGGTGGTGAGGAGGGCGTGACCGACAGAGCCTACGCATGGTATAGGCGTGTGCGCAAGATGGGTTTTGCATCTCGCATCATGCTGGTCAAGGGTGTGGGTCGTGATCAGAAGGCGAATTTCCCGTTCATCAAGGAGACTTGGGTAGGTGGACGCAATACGGGTGAGAAGGGTGACATTCCGCTGTATCTAATCAACACGAATACGCTCAAGGACACCGTAACAGCAGGTATTCGTCGTCCTGTAGCTGGTCCAGGCTACTTCCACATCCCTGATTGGGTGCCGCCTGCGTTCATCGATGAGTTGAACAGTGAAGTGCGCCAGGAGAATGGCACCTGGAAGCAAATTCGCAAGCGCAACGAGGCATTCGACTTGTTGGTCTATTGCGAAGCAGGTTGCTTACGACTGGGTGCGGACCGTCTCAAGTGGGATGAGGTAGTACCTGAATGGGCACGCGAGCTACACGAGAACTGTGAGCGCATCACGCGCGAAGAGCGTCGTGAGTTGCAGGCCAACGAGCAGATTGCCGAAGTACCTGTAGCTACGCCATTATCTACACCAGTCACTCCTGTCAGACGACTTATGAGAGAACGAGTTACTCGTTCTCGCTATCTGTCATAGCTTGGTACTTGTCGTAGGCGATACGAGCGGCTTCTCGCAAGCCTCTCGATCGATTGTTGCCGCCAAGGACTTTTAGCTTACGAAGCGTCAGTTCGTCGACTGTAAAGATCAGACGTTTGTAGGGCTGACCTGGGTTATCAGGCTTGCGACCGGGCTTCTTGCGAGGAGGTTTGTCCATGCGGCGAATGATATGCCGCAATTAGCATAAATTCAGCAAAGCGCAAATCCTCCGCAGTCCGAATTTAGCGTTTCGGCGAGATAATTCGCATCTACGAAATCCCGCTCCGAGGCGTTCAAATGGCAGTCAGCCAAGACGACATCGATGCTCTCACTCGGGCGATTGCCTCGGGTGAGCGCCAGGTGACGATGGGGTCACGCACGATCACGTACCGCTCCATCGACGATCTGATCAAGGCTCGTGACACGCTGCAGAAAGAGTTGAACGCCCAGAGCGGCACAGCGCGGCCCAAGCAGGCCAAGCTGTACTACGCGGGCCGGGGGTACAACGAGTGAGCCGCCGTACGACGAAGACGGCGTCTGCGGTCGCCACCGCCCCGGCCCGCAAGCGCGGCCGTCCGCCCAAAGCAGCCTCCAACACGCCTGTTCAGCCTGCCGCCCCAGTGCAGCAGGTGGTGAATCGTTACGACGCCGCAGGCATGGGGCGTCGTATGAAGGGGTGGCTGCCGCCCACCTCTGGGCCGAACTCGACCCTGCAAGGCATCCAGAAGATTCGCGACCGGTCTCAGGATGTCGCGCGAAACGACTGGGCTGGTACCAGCGGTGTTCAGCACTGGACGACCAACCTGATCGGTACAGGCATTCGTCCGCGACTGAAGGCGATCACGGACAAGACGAAGAAGGAACAGTACAACGCCCTTTGGGAGACGTGGTGCCAGCAGTGTGATGCAGACAGCGTTCTCGACCTGTATGGTCAGCAGACCCTGGCCACGCGATCGATGTTCATCGACGGCGAGGTGTTTGGGCGACTGCGCTACCGTCGCAACGACTCGGGCATGGACGTGCCGATGCAAGTTCAGTTGCTCGAATCGCAGATGGTTCCGATGCTGGACGCTGACACTCAGACTGGCATGCCATTGGGCAACAAGATTCGCAGCGGCATCGAGTTGAATCGCACGGGTCAGCGTGTGGCAGTGTGGTTCTATCGTGAGCACCCGAGCGACGGTCAGAACGGAACGATCGATATCAGCAAGCTGGTACGCGTGCCGATTTCGGAGGTGCTGCACATGTTCGAGCCGAAACGGCCCGGACAACTGCGTGGCGTACCTGACTTCGCTCCGATCCTAGCGCGCTTGCGCAACATCGGAGACTTCGACGACGCGGTTCTAGAGCGTCAGAAGTTGGCGAATCTATTCGCAGCATTCGTCAAGCGCCCCGGTCTGAGTGGCATCGACGACAACATTGACCCTCTGACAGGCAAGCTGATCGAGAGCGACGCGTCTGGTTCGCCGCTGATCGGGCTCGAACCTGGCATGACCCAGTACTTGGAGCCTGGTGAGGAGATGCAGTTTGCAAATCCGCCCGAGGCTGGCACGACTTACAGCGACTACATGCGGACCCAGCACCTGGGCACGGCCGCTGGTCAAGGTCTGCCGTACGAAATCATGTCCGGCGATATCAGAGAGACCAGCGATCGGACGCTGCGCGTGATCATGAACGAGTTTCGGCGATTCGCCGAACAGCGTCAGTGGCAGATCATCATTCCGATGTGGTGTCAGAAGATTCGGAATGCTTGGGTTGATCAAGCAATCCTATCCGGTGTGGCAGCGGCTGGTGATGTGGAAGCGCTGAAGCGCGTCGAATGGTCGCCGCAAGGCTGGGCCTATATTCACCCTGTGCAGGACGTACAGGCCAAGCAGACCGAGGTGGATGCCGGCTTCCGCAGTCGTTCTAGCGTCATCAGCGAGCGTGGAGATGACCCTGAAGCGGTTGATGCTGAGATCGCCGCTGACAAAAAGCGTGAAGAGGAATTGGGCATCACGTTCGGCCAGGATCAACAGCAACAACAGGGACAAAACAACAACGAGGGTGACAATATCGCCCCCGGTGAGTATCCGCGCAACGTCGCTCCAATGTTGGAGCAGTTGAGTGCTGGATTGGCGAACGTCGAGGCCAAAGTATCGCAGTCTGCGGCTTTCGCTCAAGGACAGGCCAGCCAACCTCCTCAGTTCGTGATCAATAACTCGATGCCTGCGACTCAGGTGCAGAACGATATCCACGTTCCTGCACCCAGCGTCAACGTCGAGGCGCCCAATGTAAGTGTCACGAACAACGTGCCGACGCCAGAAGTGAAGGTTGAGGCGCCCAACGTGAGCGTTACGAACAACGTGCAGACGCCTGAAGTGAAGGTCGAGGCGCCCAACGTGAGCGTCACGAACAACGTACCTCCGGCAGAGGTGACTGTCAGCCTGCCGAACCGCAAGACCGAGACGACCATCCTGCGTGACGGTCAAGGCAACATCAGCACGGCAACGCAGATCGAGACCACCATCGAGGCGAAGAAATGACTATCAGCTATTCCACTTCCGTCAAGAACGCGCGTTTGGATTCCGTTGAAACGACGATCGGCACAGCACCGTTGCTGCGGCTGTACAGCGGCACGGCGCCAGCTAGCGCTAATGCAGCGCTCAGCGGCAACACGCTGCTTGCCGAAGGGGCTCTACCAAGTGACTGGATGGCAGCAGCTTCGAGCGGTGTGAAGGCTAAAAGCGGCACCTGGACACTGACAGGTCAGAGCGGGGCAAGCACAGGAACGGCTGCAGTGTTCTTCCGCATCTACGACTCGGGCGGCACCAACTGTCATATGCAGGGCACGGTGACCGCAACAGGTGGCGGAGGTGACATGACGCTGGACAACAACTCGATCGCGAACGCCCAGACGGTCAACGTCAACAGCTTCCAGATCACGTCCGGTAACTGATCACTGAATCGTGACTCAGCTTTTTGCGAACAACGCTCAGGCCACCCTGGCCTCATCTGCGACCAACGTTGCAACGTCATTGTCGTTGGCGTCTGGTACTGGATCATTGTTTCCGAGTCCTACAGGAGGTGACTTCTTCCTGCTGACGTTGACACAACCCGGCGTTGAATCGTCATGGGAGATCGTCAAGGTCACTGCGCGCAGTACTGACACCTTAACGGTGGTGCGTGCTCAGGAGGGTACGTCTGCAGCGGCATGGGCGTCCGGCAGCAAAGCTGAGCTTCGGCTAACTGCAGGGGTTAAGTGGGCCCTGGGGAATATCGATCAGACGATCTCCCCAACGTGGACTGGAAACCACACCTTTGCTCCGGCGTCTGGCAACACAGTTTTCAGTGCAGGCAATGTAAGCATTGGTGGTGGTACGCCTCAAGGGGTACTCGATTACAACAACAATGGTGCAACGACTGAGCTGGTTTTTTTCCTTACTTCAGGAGCCGGTAACAACACAAACGCAGCGGCTATCCGCATGGGTGGTGCATCGGCTCGTGGATCGTTGATCCGAGACGTTCGAGGTGGCTCATCCAATCTCCACAGCCTGCGAATCTACTCATACAACAGTACCGACGTTTTATGTGCCGAGTTCACCTCGTCAGGTAATACGGCGCTCTCTGGCAATTTGACCTTGGTTGATAACAAGGAAATTCAGGTCGGTACAAGCACTGCACTGCGCATCTATTTTGACGGCACCAACAGCGTAATTCGTAACGATACTGGCGCACTTGTAGTTATGAGTGGCGCGACAGAAGCGATGCGCGTCACGACTGGGGCTGATCTTGTTGTAGGGGACAATTCAGCAGTTGCTCGCATCAGTCTGCGAAAAAATAGTTCGACTACCAGCTTCACAGGTACAGCTGCCCCAGCTTCAGTGAGCGGGCTTTACGCGGCCAATGAGTCATCGACTACAGGTGCCTTTTGCGCGATCACGGTCACTGCTCGCAACACCACGGCAGAACTACAAACTGGATCACTGATTGTTCAATCAGTGACAGGTAGCAACCGACCCAACATCTTTTTGGCTGGAGCAGCCAACTCTGCCGGAACCACGCAGGCACTTCTTCAGATCACAGGTGCAACTGGCAACACCGACATTCTGTTGGGACATTTGCGAGTTGTACTAGATAGCAAAGAAGTTCAACTGGGTGCAAGCCAAGACCTTCGTTTGTTTCATGACGGCACAAACAGTGTTATTCGCAATGACACCGGCAAGCTGCAGTTCATGGCTGGCGCAATAGTGGGATTCGATCTTGACGCATCTGCAGGCGTCAATGTTCACGCTGGAATCGTTGTCGACGGAGGCAATGTTGTTTTGTCGCGTGCCGGGTCTGGCACCGAGGTTACAGCCTACGTTATCAACTCAGCCACTGCAGCAAACAGCAGTTCAGCAATAGAAATACAGGTAGGTGGTACAGCCGCTGGTGATCCCTATTTGCGATTCGTTGTTTCTGGCGGAAGCACGTGGTCTGTTGGCGCTAAGAACAGCTCAAACGACTCGTTGTATTTCAGCCCAGGCTTGAGCCTAACAACGAATCCAGTGTTGGAACTTGCTGTCAACGGTTCACAAGTGTTAGGAACACGTGTCGCCTTAGCCACGAATGCGACAGACGGCTTCACCTATATACCGACATGTGCAGGTGCTCCATCAGGCACACCGACGGCGGTAACGGGGAAAGTTCCCGTCGTTTACGACACTACCAACAATCGACTCTATGCCTACAACGGCGCATGGAAGTCTGTAGTTTTTGCGTGAGATCACTATGTCGAATACACCAGATCAAGAAGTTGCTGAGAGCCTTGCCCGTAGCATTGAAGGTCGTCGTTTCAGATTGGCTGAAGAACGAGCATTGTTGGTACAGGCGGCTCAGCGCATTGTTCAAATCGATGCTGAAGACGCAATCCTGGTTACGGAATTGGCTCGTGTACAGAGCCGCCGTCCACCAAGTCCACCAAGTCCACCAAGTCCACCAAGTCCTCCAGGTCCTCCGAGTAACCAACAACTTTTGAAAGGTAGTCAATCGTGACTGAGATCGGACTCAATGCAATGCTAAGCGTATTGCAACGTCAGCGTGACGCAGCCTTGAATGAACTTGCATTGCTGTCTGGGCAAGTGGCCGAGCAGCAGGCGCAGATCGTCGACTTGCAGAAGCAAATTGAAGACGCGAAGAAGCCGGCTGACACAGAGCAAGGCGAAGCAGCATGAAGTTCAACAGCGCTCCTATCAACTCGTCTCCTTTGGATGTCGAGTGGATAGTTGCGCAAGCGTCGGTTTCAGTCACTGAAGATTCAGATACGTTTAGTGCGGCCGATGCAGTGATTGTTGCGGCCAACCTTGCAACGACGGAAGCGAATGACGCACTGAGCGCGTCTGCACAAGTAGTTGTCACTGCAGCCTCAGCGAAAACCGAATCAAACGACGATCTGAATTCTGCGTCGTTGGTAGTTGTAGCGGCTACGGCAGCAATAACCGAGGCCAACGACACGTTGTCTTCGGTTGCAACTGTTGACGTAGCAGCAAGCGCTTCAATCACCGAGGCCGACGATACATTGTCTTCGGCTACGGCTGTTGACGTAGCAGCAAGCGCTTCAATCACCGAGGCCAACGACACGTTGTCTTCGGTTGCAACTGTTGACGTAGCAGCAAGCGCTTCAATCACCGAGAACGATGACGCGCTGAATTGTGCGGCTGAAGCATTGCTGATTGTCGACTGTGATTCGTTAGAACAGTCGGACGCCCTAGTCTCCGATGCTGCTGTAACGGTAATCGCTGATGTCATTTGCGTTGAAGACGATGACACGTTGATTGCTGGTAGCGAGCAATTCATATTCTCTGATGCAGACCTACTTGAAGATGACGATACGATGTTTGCTTTTGCAGAGTCGGAGCCGCTGACTCGTGCAACTTTCATAACGCCTGGTTTTGTGGCTCCAAAACGCAAGAAGCGCGAGGAAGACGAAGCCATGTTACTGGTCTTGTTCTAAACAACTACAACGATTCAGGGCAGGTAACCCAACCTCTAGGAAGAGACGTTTTTCATGCAAGCAACCATCACCGCGTTCCAGTCCGTCGATAACCCTCAACGTCACCAACTCGGCGGCTGGCGCTTCAAGTTCAAGCGCGACACCGCAGTGCTGAGCACGACGGACAAGCCGGTTGAAGCACCGACTGCATCGTTCTCGACGACGCTGACACCCGGTTCCTACTCGGCAACAGCGCAGCGACTGAACAATTTCGGCCAACCCATCGGCCCCGAAGTGGCGTCTGACCCCGTCGTGGTCGCCGGCCCGGAACAATTCGATGCTCCGTTGACGGTGACCATCAGTCTGTAACTTGATTAGGCGCAGGCGCGAGTCAATCGCGCCTGTGTACAAAAACACATAACGAGGCAGACGATGGACAAGCGCTATCTTGACGAAGCCCAAACTCAGGGCACAGTGCATGCGGAATACAGACCACCGCGGAGACGTATGAGCGACCATCGATTGGAATCCCTCGCTGAATCAGCAGTTCTCAAGGTGGCGCAATATGCTGTCACCGCAATTGCGATACCGGCGCTAGCCTGGTTTACCAACGCAGTGCTCGATCGACTTACCAAGATCGAAACTGTCATCAATATGGCCACAACTCAGTCGGCCACCTTCGAGTTGCGCGTCGCGGCACTCGAACGAGCAGGTATCGAGCGTGAAGCTGCGATCAAGATGCTCACGGAACAGTACTTGAGGCACAGTTACCAGCTTCAGCGGCTGGAAGAGGTGCAGCAGAAGGCATCTGCCAAATAGCGCAATTTGTCCGCAGTAAATTCGGGCATACCCGCGTTTACAATCTGCGAAATCGAGGAACCCGCATGAAGAATTGGTATTCCATCAATGCCAAAGCCGGCGAGAAGACAGCCGAGATTTCGATCTATGACGAGATCGGCTTCTGGGGCGTCACCGCCAAGGACTTCATCACCGATTTGAAGAAGATCGACGCTTCCGAGATCACGCTGTTCATCAACTCGCCTGGCGGCTCGGTGTTCGACGGCTTGGCGATCTACAACGCCATCCGGCAGCATCCGGCGAACGTCACGGTCAAGGTCATGGGCGTGGCCGCCAGCGCGGCGAGCTTCATCGCCATGGCCGGCGACAAGATCGTGATGCCCGAGAACACGTTCATGATGGTGCACAACCCCATGGGCGGCGTCTTCGGCAATGCCGACGAGATGCGTGAATGGGCCGACACCCTGGACAAGATCGCGGCGTCGCTCATTGCGATCTACGTCGCGCGCACTGGCAAGACTGAGGACGAGGTGAAGGCTCTGCTCAACGCCGAGACCTGGATGACAGCCAAGGAAGCTGTCGATCTGGGCTTCGCCGACACAGTGGAAGCCGAGATGAAGATCGCGGCCGCGTTCGAGATCGAACGGTTGCCCGAGAACATCAAGACCGCGTTCAACAAGGCCAAGGAGCCTGTCGCTGAGCCCAAGACCGTCGCGCCGCTGGCGCAGCAGATCGTGGATTTGGCGACGAAAGCGGGCCTGCCCGAGTACGCCGACATCTGGGCGCTGAGGTGCGCGGATGTCGAGACGGTCCTGCAGAAAATCGCCGAAGCCAGTGAGATCAAGGCGCTTTGCGCCGTCGCCAAAGCCGAGGACAAGGCCCCTTGGTTCATTCGCAGCGGCACGCCCCTGGCCAAGGTCCGCGAAGCCCTGATCACGGCACGAGCCGAACAAGACGAGAAGACGCACACGAGCAATGTGCGTTCGAGCACCGAGTCCGCCCCGACGACGCAGCAAGGGGCAGCATTCACGACTGAAGACATCTACGCTGCGCGTCGCAAAGCCATTCGCTGAAGGAGAACTGAACAATGGCGACTCTCACGGAAGGCGTACACCGCGCCGAGTTCCTGTTGTCGAGCCAAGATACGCTCAGCCGGGAGCAGGTGACCATCGATCGTTCTGCAGCAGCCCTTGCTGCCGGCACGGTGCTGGGCAAGAAAACTGTGGCCGGCAGTGCTGCATCGGTGACGGGTTCGATCGCAGGTACCACGCTGACCGTCACGGCAGTCGGCTCGGGTGCACTGACGGTGGGTCAGACACTGAGCGGTTCTGGCGTCACGTCCGGTACCAAAATCACGGCGCTGGGCACTGGCACCGGTGGCACCGGGACCTATACGGTCGACACCAGTCAAACGGCATCCAGCACGACCATCACGGCCGCTGGTGCAGTGGCGACGGCCTATTCCGGCAACACCGGGAACGGCGCGATGGGCGCGATCACGCTGAGCGCAGGGGCCAAGGCCGGTGCGTACAAGCTGACGGTCATCGAGCCCGGCAGCAATGTCGGCACGTTCGTCGTCGAGGACCCGGATGGCAAGTTCGTTGGCCGTGGTGTGGTCGCGAGCGCCTTCTCTGCTGGTGGACTGGCGTTCACGCTGGCTGACGGCGCGACCGACTTCGTGTCCGGCGATGGCTTCACCATCACTGTGGGTTCGAACTCCGGCAACTACGCAGCGTACGCCTCCGGCAATGCCGACGGCACGCAAAACGCCTTGGCGATCCTGTACGACAACGTGCTGGACCTGACCACGGAGCAGGCCGCGGTGGTGATCGCGCGCTTGGCTGAAGTGAAGGGGTCGGCCCTGACCGGTTACGACGCCTCGGCAACGGCCGGCCTGGCTGCGGCCTACATCATCGTTCGCTGATCGCGGCACGCAACCAGGAAAGGAGTTAAAGACCATGCCTACGATGGACATCTTCAACGACGACGCATTCAGTCTGCGGTCGTTGACTCACGCGATGAACAACGCCCCGTTCCAGCCGCGCTTGATCGGCTCGATGGGCTTGTTCCAGGAACAGGGTGTCACCCTGCCCAATCTGATGATCGAGCGTCGGGGCACAACCCTGTCGCTGGTTCCGGCTAAGCCCATGGGCGCGTCCGGTGCGACGATCGGCAAGGACAAGAGCGACCTGATCCCGATTCGCACGGTGCATCTGCCCCAGCGCGAATCGGTGCTCGCCGGTGAAGTGATGGGCGTGCGCGCCTTCGGCACCGAGAGCGACACGGCGCTGGTTCAGACCCTGGTCAATCGTCAACTGGCTACGATGCGCAACAACATCGATGCCACGATCGAGTGGCAGCGCATCGGTGCGATCAAGGGTCAGGTGTTGGACGCCGACGGCACCACGGTGCTGATGGATATGTTCACCACGTTCGGCCTGACTCAGCAGACGCAGGCGATGGCACTGAACAGTGACAGCACCAAGGTCAAGTTGAAGGTGACGGCAGCGATCCGCCTGATCGAAGACAAACTGGGCGGCATCATGACCAGTGGCTACGTCGCGCTGTGCGGCAAAGGCTTCTTCGACGCCCTGGTCACGCATCCGATCGTGGAAGCGGCCTACAACCGCTGGCTGGACGGCCAGTTCCTGCGCGAACTGCAGCGCGGGCAGGACCCGGTTTCTTCGTCTGGTTTCCCGTACGCGGGTGTGGCCTGGCGCGAGTACCGCGGTTCGGTCAGCGGTCAGTCGTTCATCGGTGATGATGACGCCTACCTGATCCCGATGGGTGTCAACGACATGTTCTTGACCCGCTACTCGCCGGCCGATTACATGGAGACGGTGAACACCATTGGCCTGCCGTACTACGCGCGGCAGAAGCTGATGGACTTCAACAAGGGTGTCGAAATCGAGTCTCAGTCCAACCCGATCAACTTCAACTGCCGGCCTGACGCGGTGGTCAAGCTGACCAAGGTCTGATCTTCAGAGCGGAAACGCGCGCCGCAGTGGCTCACGGGCGCTGCGGCGTTTCTTTTCAAAGGTGCGTGGTGGCATTTTCAAATCCAGCGTTCCAGCGAGCAACCCAGGCGATCTTGCGTCATCTGGGAGGCAGCGGCACGTTGCGAGGTTTCCCCACGCAATATCCAGTGGATATCGAACGCGACGTTCAACTCGGCGGTCTGGACGGTGACGTCACTATTGCACAGTTCGTCGGGACGTTCGACGCATCGGAAAATGCACAGGTGGGCGATGTATTTTCCGATGGGGTCGACAGCTATCGCTTAGACACTCTTGTCGATGATGACGGCTACGCACGTCGATTCGTGCTGCTGAAGGCGTGAGCATGGCGAGCGCAATCATCATTGATGTGACTGAGGTTAAAGCTGCGGCAAAGGCATTGTCCAGAATTGGTCAAGCGCAATTGCAGACGGCGACATTGCGCGCGGTTAACAACGCCGCTGAGCGGGGGTTCGAGACTGCTCGCAAGGTGATTCTTTCAGGGGTGAATCTCACCGACGATTACATCAAGAAGCAGATGGCGCTTGAGCCTGCGACTAGTTCTACCAAGCCGCAGGCCCAGATCATCGCGTTCCGTGCCGGAGGCAGTCGGCCAGGCGTACGTGCAATCAATCTGCGGCGCTTCGATCCGAAGCAGCTGGACCAAATTACCAATTGGACCAATGCAGGCATCAGCACCAAAGGTGGCGGTCGTATCAAGGTAAGCGACCAGAGCGCGCGATCGAAATTCACCCTGGACCGTCGCGGTGGCGCGAAGTTACCCTGGATGAAGAATCCTCGCAAGCCAGGATCGAAACTTCCTTTCATCCCGCGCGTCGGCGCGCCGCATCTGGGTCTTGAGATAGGTCGCAAACAGGCTGGCCTCACCGTCGAAGTGGTGCGCGGTCAACGTCGCGAACTGGTCCATGCGTTCTTAGCTGCCGGCCGCAAAGGTGTTGAGGCTGGTGGTCAAGGTCTGTTGGTGTTCAGTCGAGCGAAAAGCGATCGACGCGGCAAGGGGCGTCTCAAGCCGATCTACTCGTTGTCCGTGTGGCAGATGTTCCGACACGTGTTGCCCCAGGTGATACCTCTAGTGAAGAAGGACTTGGAAGACAGCATCGTTTCAGAACTCGGCAGCCAATTTCAACAGGTGGTTAACGGATGAGCACCGAGAGCAACCTGGCCACAGCTATTGCTCAGCGTCTGGCGTTGATAACGACAGGCAACGGCTACAACACCGACATCGGTACGCACCTTTTCAAGGGCAAATTGAAGCTGGATGTCAGTGAGTTCCCTGCAGTGATTTTGGTTGAAGGTGAGACTCGCGTCGAAGCTGGCGGTATCCAGAAGGCGAAGGTCGTTCAGCGCTACATCATTGAAGGCCACGACACGTGCGACGCCGATCAGCCGAACGAGAAGGCGTACGAAATCCTGGCAGATTTGAAGCGTGCGATCTTCACCGGCGACATCACGTTCGGTGGCATCGTGCGTCCGCAAGACCTGGTTTATGTGGGTCGTCGGATCGGGGTGCGCGAGGACGGCGCGGCTGTCATTGCCGCTTCGATCGAGATTGATTGCAAATTTGCTGAAAACCTGACTGATCCTTAACGGTAACGGACCCTTAGCGCAATCCGCCCGCAGTTGGGCAAAGGGATTCCTCTCGTAAACTTTGCGGCAAGGAGAATATCAGCATGGCTGCACGTGGCTTTCTAGGCGCCGGGGACCTGTACATCGCCCGGCAAGTCGGCGGGAGTTACCTGCCCTTTACCGGTCCGTTCGAGTGCACGAAGTTCGAGATCAAACCGAACATCGACCTGAAGGAGCAAACCTCCAAGGGCCGCACCACCTACGGTCAGGTGATCGAGTCGGTGGCGATCCCGCAACCGTCCGAGCTGACGGTGGAGCTTTCCGAAGTCAACAAGGATTCGTTGACGATCGCTCTGCTGGGCACCACGGCATCGCTCAGTCAATCGTCTGGCACGCTGTCGGCGGTGACTGTGACGGCCGATCTGGACAACTGGGTTGAACTGACCAAGGCGGCACTCAGCGGTACCGCGACGGTCACGAACTCCGGTGCGACGGTGACGTACGTTGAAGGTGTTGACTACATCCTGAATCGGCAATTGGGCTGGTTCAAGGCCATCACCGGCGGCGCGATCACCGACAGTCAATCGCTCAAGCTGACCAGTGCGTACGACGCGATCAGCGGCACCGAGATCAAGGGCTCGACCCAAGCTCAGGTCCGCGCGAAGTTCAAGCTTGACGGCAAGAATTTCGTAGACGATCTGCCTTGCATCGTGACCGTGCACGAGGCCGTGATTGCGGCTGATGCCGCGTTCGACTTCTTGGCTGACGACTTCAACACTGTGTCGCTGCCTGGTCGCATGAAGACGCCCACCGGCTTCACGGAGCCCTTCACTGTGCATCTGCGCGACGCCTGATAACGGCAAGCCCCTGACGGTCGAAATCGCAGGCGCGGGGCGTCGGGGAACTAACCCGACGCCCCGTTTGTTTTTGGACTCACAATGGCAACATCAAACACCCGCGACGTTAGCCTGAAGGTCTCCGTAGAGACAGACGGCGCAGACAACCTGCGCAAGTTGTCCGAGCAGGTCACGGCCCTGGCCAAAGAGGCAGGGGGCGCGGCACCTGAGTTCAACCGCATTGCAACTGAACTGGATCAGTTGGCCAATCAGAGTGCGGCTGTTGAGACGTTGACGAAGGTTGCGGCTGGAGTAGAAAACACCTCGGCAGCGCTGAATGACGCGCGCGGTAATGTCGAAAAGTTCGCTCAAGCGCTGATCGCACAGCAGACAGCTAGTCAGGCGTTCAAGGATTCCCAGATCGCTGCACGCAGTGCCCTGGACGATACGCGCAAACAGATCAACACGCTCACTGATCAGATTCGTGATTACAAGGCGACTGCTGACACTGCGACCAAACAGACTGACGGATACAAACAGGGTCTGCGTTCGTTACAGAGTCAACTCGTTTCGTTACACAACACCCAGATTGAGCAACAAGACGCTCTCGATCGTGCGAATGCTGCAGTCAAGGATGCGAAGCCTGCTTTGCAAGCTGCAGCTAAGGCATACAACGAAGCGTCTGTATCAGCCGCAAGACTAGGCAATGAGCTTGCCAATCAGAACGAGAAGCTGGATGCAGCCAAGCAGGCGGTAGTTGATTCAGGGATCGCTACAGGTGACCTGGACGCAGCCCAACAGCGAGTTCGAGCATCGCTGAATGCAACGACTACAGAATTGGCTGAACAGACCAAACGTCTGGATCAGCTTGATGCGATCACCAAGTCTGTAGCAGCCAGCAACGAGCGTGCGGCTCAGGCTGCTCAGCGGGCGGCACAGGCGCGAGATTCAGCAGCAAAGCAAGCAGCGGCATCTGAAAAAGCGGCTGCCGATCAGGCTGCAGCGAATGCTCTGAAACAGAAGCTGGCTCAAGAGGCATTACAGACACAGCTTCAAGCTGTGCGCGATCAAGCCCGAGCCAGTCAAACCGCATTGGAACAAGCGTTCTCTGTTACAGGCGTACGTTCAGCGCGAACGATCGTCGCAGAGATAGTTGAAATCCAGCGCGCGATGAACACCCTGGCCAACAGCACTCAGGTCAGTGGAGCCGAATTCGACAAGGCGTTCGCTAACGGCCAAGCGAAGATCGCTGCATTGCGGGCTGAATTGCAGCAAGTACCTAATTCTGTCAACGCCACGGCCAAGGCAACGTCTCTAGTAAGTTCTGCGATCGGCCAAGTTGCAGCGGCTTACACCGGATTGGAGTTAGCTAAAAAGTTCGTTGACGCGAATGTTCAGATTGAAACGCTTCGACGTTCATTGACGCTGATTCTTGGTAGCAGTGAAGCAGCGACTAATCAGATCAAGTTTTTGCAAGACACGGCCAATCGTACAGGTCTTGCAGTAGGTGATCTCTCGCAGGCGTTCGTTAATTTCAATGCATCGGCCAAAGCTACCAATCTGCCGTTGGAGACCATGCGTCAGGTCTTCTCTGGCCTAACTAACGTGGCTGGTCAACTCGGCCTTAGTAGCGAGAAGGTCGCTCTGCAACTTCAAGCTGTATCTCAGATTGCCAACAAAGGCAAGGTTAGCTTAGAAGAATTGCAAGGTCAGTTAGGCGAATCGTTGCCAGGCGCTTTGTCTATTACTGCCAAAGGACTGGGCATCACAGAAGCACAGCTTATTAAGCTAGTTGAGAGCGGCAAGCTGTTAGCTGAGGACTTCTTCCCGGCATTCGCCAAGGGACTGCAAAACTCTTTCGGTGATGGTCAGAAGCAAGTAGAAAGTCTAGCTGCGTCCATCAATCGACTGAAAAATCAGTTCTCTCAGTTCGCTCAATCACTGGGTGATAACGGTGCCATAACAGGACTGCAGGTCGGTCTATCTGCTCTGGGCGCAATCGTCGCGACACTCGGACAAGGCTTCAACGTTTTGTTCGACACTGTTATCAGCGGATCACGTCAATTGGTTGCCGTAGTTTCAGGCAACTTTCAGAAGGCTGATCAGATCGGACAAGCGTTTCTGGCCAGACAAGCTGCCGCTGGCGAGGCATATCAGAAACTGATGTCTGGTATCACTGATGCAACGACTAAGGCGTTGGACGGATCGACTAACGCTCAGCAACGTAATGCAACTGCCACGGCCTCAGCTACGACCCAAGTACAGACAGCAGTCACTGCGGTTGCTGCCAACACTGCCGCTCAACAACAATCTGCACAAGCTACTACAGCTAACGCGCAGGCTCAAACGACAGTAGCTACGGCTACTGCCACTGCATCCACACAGGCTCAAAGTGCTGCACAGAATTGGACCCAGTTGACAGTCGCGTATTTGAAAACTGCTGAACAGGCTGAACAGACAGTCAAAGCGAAGAACAAGTTGTTCGAAGCTACCAAGCTACAGGGTGAAATCTCAGTGCAGGTAGCGCAACTTGCCGGCAATGAAATCGAAGCATTGAAGACTTCCTCAGAAGCCACTATTCAGACCGCAGAAGCCGCTCAACAGGCAGCCGATGCACGTCGCGTTGAATCGGATGGACTCATCGCATACCGTGACGCCTTGCTGCAATATATCCAGGCCACTGGTGATAGCAGCAAAGCGAAGCAAGAGGAAATAACCAAGATCAATCAGAAGATCGAAGTAGCTAAAGCGGAGACTGAAGTTGCACAACAGCAGGCTAATGCAGCGAAGCAGGAAGCGATTGAACGTCAAGTGGTCGCGGTCGCCTATCAAAACAATGCCGCTAGACTTGACGAGTTGCGCGCGTCGGCCGAAGCCGCAGCAGCAACATTGGCAAAGTTGCGCGCCCTGGAAAAGACCGGTCTTGCGACCCAGCAGCAAGTAGCTGACGCAGCACTGCGTAACGCAGCGGCACAGAACATCTATCGTGATTCCTTGAATGATGTTGCTGCTGCTGCAAATAGAAAGATCGCAGCAGTCCAGCGCGACGGCGACCTGGCCACAGCAGCATTGAGAGTTGACTTACAGCGCGCACGCACCGCTGAAATTGTTGCTCAGGCACAAGGTAATGAAGCTGGTGCGATCAGAGCCAAGGTCGAGCAGAAAGAAGTCGAGATTCGTATTACACGTGCGAATCGTGACGAAGCGATTGCTGAAGCAAAGGCGATTGAATCTGCGGCTGAGGCCGAACGCGCAGCGCTTGAAGCATCAGGTCGTTTGACCGACGAAAAGAAAGCTGAGATCGAAGCTCGCCTGGCTAACGCTAGGGCAAAGAGAATTGAAGCTGAAAGCAGTCAAGAAGTCATTAGAGGTATCGAGGCTGAAATTCAGGCTATTCAGAACAAAGCTAGCCAACAAATTCAAGCCGATCAACGTGTAGCTGCAAGCAAAGAAGACGCTTCTCGAAATAGCGGGCCCGTAGATGCCAGCGGTATCTTCACGTTGTTGCAAAAACAGAAGAGTGGAACGTTGTCAGCTAACGATCTACAGCTTGCTCAAGCTGCATTCAATGCTGCGCAGAACAATGCGAATCTGCTTGATACCCACTCCAATGCGTTTTCTTTTGCAGGAGCTGCAAGCGTTCGCGAACAGTTCAATCAGGCTCGAAACATCCTCGACATCGTTAAAGCCAAGCAGAACCAACCCAATCAGCCAACAGGTGGTTCCAAACAAGATGTGCAATCTGCCGCACAACCCTCAGGTGCGGGGGTGAACGGAGCGAGCTTTTCCGTAACCATCAACCTAGGTAGTACGTCACAAACGATAAATACTGCAACGCAAGCAGACGCGCAGGCCCTGGTCGCTATGATGCAGACCATCGGAGATGCAGCTAAAAGGACCGGAGCATGAGCATCACGTTGGCATACTCGACAACGACTTTGACGTTGCCTGAAGACCTGTTTTGGCAGGACGAGAACGCGTGGCATCCAGTCGAACAAACTGCGCAACGCACATTGACTGGTTCTGTGGTCATCAGTACCGCTCAACGTCTAGGTGGTCGACCGATCACCTTGCAGCCACTGGATGACGGCACAGCATGGATGTCGTATTCGATGCTAACCACCCTGAATAGCTGGGCTGCAGTGGCCGGACGCGTGATGACGCTGACTATCAGAGGGGTGTCTCGTTCCGTCATTTTCAGACATCAGGACGGATCGGCGATCGAAGCAACTCCAGTGATCTTTTACAACGATACAGACAACGCTGATTTCTACTTGGTCACTCTCAAGTTTCAGGAAACCTAACCATGGGCATTCTTTCTGGGGACGTGAAGCTGGTGGCTTCACAAGTGATGAACGACGTGCCGGAAGGTGGCGGCGCGCCAGTGGCCACCATCATTCAGGACGGGACAAGCAACGCGATCTTTCCCGATATTTCTGAGTTGGATCGTGCTGGTGGTCGGGTCAATTTGCGCAAAGTGTTCGGCTCTATTCAGACTAACAGCGTCGATGGCTATTTCGGCGCCAATGTCATCGTTGCCGATCCCCCAGATGATCCCAACGTATCGATCACGTTGTTCTCTACTGAAGACGTGTTCGATCGTCGCAGTTCAGCACAAAGCCGCATGGAATCGTACCTGGCTCAAGGTACTGTTTCGCAAAGCCTGTTGTTTGGCAATCACATCTCGGGTCAGCTTTCGATCGCATTGCTACAGCGAACAACAGTGGCTTTGCCGGTAGTGGGCGACACGCTCTTGTTGCGCAAAGATGAAGGCTTAAGCACTCAGACCGAACAGTTCGTTCGTATCACTAACGTGACGGCAACGCAACGCACGTTCACTGATACTCAAGGCGATTTCGTGCGCACTGAAGTGACACTGGGTATCAGCGACTCGTTGCGAGCGGACTTCGCTGGTTTCGACGCAGTACGACAAGATTCCAGCATCAACTACACCGGAAAGACCAAGGTTTACAGCACCATCGTCGCGGATGCTGCGCGTTATTACGGCGTGGTCAAGGTAGAAGAGGACGCGAGCATAGGCGACTTCACCATCAAAGCTGAAGGTATCTTCACGCAACTGGTGCCCAGCACGCGTGTCGAGGTTCCGATCGCAGATGCGCGGATGAACCAGCAGTCGGTGATGTTGGTTGAAGCCGGTTCTGCATTGACGCAGAACATCACGGCTATCTTCACCACGGCGCAGGCGCTGTACATCGGCGGCTCAATTCTGCCAGGTAGCTTGAGCATCGTGCGTTCTAGTCTGACTGTCACAGACCTTGGCGGCGTGTTGATGCAAGCCGGGAATCAGGTCGGACTTGTCGACTATTCAAACGGCATTCTGACGTTGAGCACTAACGTGTTCGGCACGTCGTCTGGTACACATGTCGTGACCTACACGCCGGCTACTGAACCTGCCGTCGTGACTGAAACGCTCGGATTGCCAGTGACGCAAGAAGGTCAGCGTCTGAGCTACGTGTTCACGCTGGACCCATTGCCTGCGAAGAAGACGCTGCAGGTTAGTTATCTCGCACTCGGTCGCTGGTATGTCCTGACTGAAGACGGTTCAGGGGCTATTCGCGGGGCTGATTCTAGCTATGGCGCAGGCACGATCAACTTCACCACCGGCACCGTATCGCTCACGTTGGGCGCACTTCCTGATGTAGATAGTCAGGTGATCTTTGAGTGGTCCCCTGCTGTGGTCTCGCGACCAGTCACAGTCATCTCAGCGTCGAGTCCTTCTGCTGTGCGAGTGTTCGGCAAGAAAGCAATTCTGACCAACACTGTTAAGCCCGGGTCGCTTACCCTGACTTGGAACGACGGATCGTCCAGAAGCTCCACTGATTCCAATGGCACTTTGATCGGCGATGCAACTGGGACTATTGACTACGGTAGTGGTCGACTGGTGTTCAGACCTAACGCCTTGCCTGCGCCGAACACAACCATCAACGTTGCCGTCACCAATGCTACTGCGCAGGCAGGTAACGTCCCTGCTTTCGTGGATGGCGGATCGTCATGGACCTTTACCCTCACTGCTCCGGTGAAGGCCCGATCGGTAGAGTTCGCTGTGCTTGCGCAATACCCCATGCGCATCCGCCCTGAGACTGGATCGACCACCGAGACGACTCTGACGCAATCTCTGCGCGTCTTTGACGACGGTAGCGGCAATCTACAAATTGCCAATATCACAGGCAATTTGACGATCGGTTCGATCAATTATTCGACAGGTGCAGGATCGATCAACAAGAGTGTTTCAGGGTTCAACAGTGAACAACCAAAATTTCAAGATCGCACACCGTTAGGTGCTATCAGCGATCCCTCTTCGTACATAAAGCTTGTCGGATATGAAGTCTTGTCTCTAAATCTGACGCTACTAAATGGTCCTGGTTCTCTTTTGGCGATACCGCGGCCTAGCTGGGCATGGTGGGCAGGCGGTTCACAGGGTACAGCTTTGGAATATCGCTACGCAGGCAGCGATGGTTCGGGAGACTCGTATTCATTCACTTTCGATGCTGTGACGTTGCCTATCGGTGATCTCTACGCCAATTCTGCTGTCGCCATTTCGTTGGAACGATTCACGTTGGGCAGCAGCGTGTATCACCTGAACAAAACGACGTTGAACTACGAAGTCAACACTAATCCGGCAACAGGTGTCGGAACGGTGGTTGGGTCACGCGTCATCGAGGAAGGTATCTACGCGGTCCGACTAACCACATGGACCACTGGTGTCAGCCCCACGCCAGGTTCGATCAGCGGTTCGAGCGTTCCTGACATCGCTGGTTCAGAAACACCTCTGCTGGTGGACTCTGCATATTTTCGTACGGCAGTCGCTCCCCTAGTCAATGGTGGATTTTCTGTCGCTGGCACCTTCTCTGACGGCACCACCTTTACGGCGTCAGCCGACAGCGACGGCATCATCTCCAGTGGAAGCGTGGTTGTCGGATCGACGCCTGGGTCATATGGCGTCTTTGGCACGGTGAATTACGAAACCGGGGTGGTGGCTTTGCGTTTCGGACGACGCATTCCAGTGAGCATGGAAAGTGAGGACGACGTAGTCAACGTCTCAACGCTCGGTTTGTCCGGTATAACTTACTTGGGTTCGCGAGGCGTGCGTGCGGATACCCTGCGGTACAACGCCGTGGGTTACAGCTATTTGCCGCTTGACGCTGACATCCTAGGTCTGGACCCTGTACGTCTTCCTGCAGATGGTCGTGTACCGATTTTTAGACCTGGCAGCTTCGCAGTGGTTGGCAACACCGACACTGTAGGCCCTCAGACGGTCAGTAACGGTCAGACGATCGATTGTGGTCGAGTGCGGCTATCCAGGGTGAGAGTGATCGGTGACGACGGCTTGGTTATCAATACGGGGTACACAACTGACCTAGAAGCTGGAACTGTGACGTTCACCAGCGTGTCAGGCTACTCACAGCCGGTCACCGTTGAGCATCGAGTTGAAGACTTGATGCTAGTGTCGGATGCGCAGATCAACGGCCAGTTGACGTTTACGCGGGCCATGACGCACAACTATCCGGCAGACACTTCCTACGTGTCAAGCGCACTCATTGCTGGAGACCTACAGGCTCGCGTGTCGGTGCTGTTCGACCAGGCCACCTGGTCGAATGTGTTCTCGGATTCGGTCAGTGGAAGCAGTGCAACAGGCACGTTCAACGATATCGCGCATCCGATCCAAGTCAGCAACATAGGTGCGTTGACTGAGCGTTGGGCTGTCGTGTTCACCAACACCACGACGTTCAACGTAATCGGTGAACACGTCGGTGTCATCGGATCAGGCAATACATCTCTAGATTTCTCAGTCAATAATCCAGCCACTGGTCAGCCTTACTTCACGATTCCATCCGTTGGTTGGGGCACAGGCTGGGCCGCCGGCAACGCATTGCGTTTCAACACGGTAGGCGCCTTCTTCCCTGTGTGGGTAGCCCGCACCATCTTGCAAGGGCCTGCTACGGTCACCGACGACTCTTTCACTCTGCTCATCCGCGGCGACGTGGACAACCCCTGATCAAGGATTGAATCATGGCAAACGAAGTCTTCTTTTTTGACAGCAGCGACGTTGGTGCTCCGACACTAAACAATGTCGCCGGTTCGATGGTCAGCGTGTTGGACGCATGTTTGGTCAACGGATTCAACAGCAAGAGCGTCACGTCTATCGTTGTAGCCAGCAACGTCGCTACCGTTACCTGTACCTCTCACGGATTCGTTGCGGTTCCAGGCAAGTATGTGGAAATCGCAGGAGCAACGCCGTCAGGACTGAACGGTAAGAAGGTCGTAGCGTCTGTGCCAAACGCAAACACCTTCACGTTCGCCACCAGCGGTATCTCTGATCAAACTGCCACTGGAACTATCACGGCGAAACGCGCCGGCATCGGCTGGACTAAGGCGTTCACAGGCACCAACAAGGCTGTGTACAAGAGCAGTGACGTTGCATCAACTGGGCTCTATTTGCGACTGGACGATACCAACTCGTCACCTGCTACAGCGACCGATGCACGCGCTGTGATGTATGAGTCAATGACTGACGTAGACACCGGAACAAATCCATGTCCGACAGCAACGCAACTGGCCAGTGGTCAGTTCTGGAATAGAGGCGCTAACACCAGTACAGCGAAGCTCTGGGTACTTGTTGGAGACGGACGTTTCTTTTATTTCGGCACTCAAGCCTCAACGAACACTCAAGTCTACTTGCAATGTTTTGGGGACATCGTTAGTTATCGTGCAGCAGATGCGTACGGATGCATTCTTGCAGGAGGTGCTTCGGCATATGGCGGCGTATCTACAGCCTCCTGCCCGCCTGCGATTAACCAAAGCCCGGGCTCTATGCAGAATACCTATGGAATTGTTCTTAGCAGAATTGCAGCACAAACAGGTACATGCGTGCGCGCGCAGCTAGGATCAATGGGTGGGTCAGGCGTTGTATTTGGAGGTTCGGGATTTGTATATCCCAGTCCGGTGGACAACGGCATCGTCATTATTCGGCCACTTTATTTGATGGAGGAGAATTCAGCGTTCGGTCATCCTATTCGAGGAGAGATGCCTGGATTATTAAACCCCCTAGCAAATCAAGCGTTCGCTCACCTCGATCAAATCACAGGCATCACCGGGTTTACAGGGACTGCATTGGTTACAGCTATAAATAGTGGAGGTGCCTCAGGGCGAATAATGTTCGACATCAGCAACGCATGGAGATGAGATCGTGGCACTTACGTTGAATCAACGTGACGTTCGATTAAATCCTGGTTGGCCAAACGCTGGCTCGTTGAAGTCTCAGATACCGAGTCGTCGATATCACTATTTCGGAGAAGATAGCGGTCTTTACCAGATCACAGGCACGGTGAAGGTCGACGGAAGTCCTGACACTCCAGTTGCACGTTTGGTCGTACTGTTTGATCAGTTAGGACTTCGGCCGTTGCGATCGACGTGGAGCGACGGTACGACTGGGGCATACACGTTCACCAAGATCGCGAATAAGAAATACATGGTGATGTCGTTTGATCACACCCACAATTTCCGCGCCGTCGTTGCTGATCAAGTGACGCCGGACCTTATGCCATGACGATCGGTCAGACCAATCTTTTCAAGAACGCAGCCCTACAGGGCCGTCTAGACTTCCTGGACTTGGGAACAGATGTTGCGCGCATCCTGATCTACGGTGACGATCAACCACGTCCTGCGACTGGCGCCACGGCCTCAGGCACGTTGCTGGTTACGTTGGAATTAGACAAGCCGTCCGGCAGCATCAGTGCAGGACAATTGACCCTCATAGCAGGCGCAGACGCCCTGGTCGCGTCAAGCGGCACGGCACTCTGGGCTCGCGTCATCAACGGCAACGATGACATCGCTTTTGATTGCGATGTGAGCAACACCAGCGGTTCAGCAGAGATTCAGCTTCCATCGACTGCATTGTTTGCTGGTGGTACGACTCGTCTGGTCTCTGGTGTCTTGCGCTGAGGTTAGCCTGTGGCAACCGATCTGCTTTTTCAGCTAACGCCGATTACGGCACCACCTGTTGATCTTCTCTTCGGAGAGGTTGGCGGATTGGCTGACGTTGAGGTAACGCTAGAAGCAGATTTCGGCGCGCTACAGTTTCAAGCACGGATCGCACCTAAGGTCGATCTGACGCTTGATGCCACGTTTAGCACGCTTCAGGTCATCGCTTCAGCCGAATACGTATCGAACACTTCGCGACCCACCGTTGGACGCACGCAAAGCGCTTGGGAGCTTGGGATCGAGACACCGGTGTCTTCAACGCCGGTGTTCAGCGAATCCAAGCGCACGAAGGTTGGAGAACAGTCGTGGTGGCAACTGGGTGATCGGCGACACGCATCGTTTCGCAATGTCCTGCCGAATAGCTTCCTGCACAGTCGTTCATCTGCTGATACTGCATTTCAGGATGCGAAACGTGTCGGGCCTGTTCAGATACGACATCCGTATACCGAAATGCTGCGTGATCGTCGCATCACGCGGGCTTCTCAATTCCAAGATGCCCAGAAATCAGGCTCAGGTGATTTGAGGACTGGATATCAAGAGCGACTACGTACCAGTCGCCCAAGCCTCAATAATCACTTCCAAGAAGGCGCTGTTTCGCGTCGAGGATACACGTCCTCGCATCAGATCGCATCCAGGTTAAGCACCAGCAGACGAGGCAGATACCAGGAGGGGGTGGTGCCACCCCCTGGTTTGAGCGTGATTACAGGACCGATCACGCCACCACTTTTTGACCCTTGCTATTTACCGCCGGACGGCAACGCAGTGCATCTGCTGTTCTCCGGTGCCTACGCCCCAAACACGGCTCTCTTCTACATCTGCGAACGACACGTGGCACCGCCCCCTGGTGGCCAGGTCGTCGTGCCTATCCGGAGCGTCTACGTGGTACTCAACAACGTCACACTGAGGCGGGTGGTTGGTGATATCCAATTGCCTACATTGTCGCTGTCCATGTCGATCGACGTGGATTCCTGGACCTGGGGCTTCAACGCTACGTTGCCGGGCTCGTCCCTGGTCGATGTGCAGCCTGACGATGACGGTCCTGTCGAGTTGGAAGCCAGCATTAACGGCACTGTGTACCGACTCCTAGCCGAGCGGATCAGCCGCGAACGTCAGTTCAACAACTCCACGATACGAGTGAGTGGGCGCGGCAAATCAGCCTATCTAGCGAATCCCTATTCGCCTGTCCAGACATTCGGAAATCCCACCCTGGCCCGTACGGCGCAACAACTGATGGCCGACGTGTTGACTTTCAACGGCTCGCCAATTGGTTGGGATATCGACTGGCAGATCGACGACTGGCTTGTACCAACCGGCGCGTTCAGCATGCAGGGTACGTACATCGACGGCCTCAACGCTATCGCTGGTGCGGCCGGCGCGTATCTACAGCCTCATCCAACTGACCAGACGATGTTGGTGTTACCGCGCTATATCTTGGCGCCTTGGGACTGGGGACTTGTTACCGCCGATTTCTTGCTTCCGTCTTCAGTCGCCACACAAGAAGGCATCGACTGGATCGAGAAGCCTTCATACAACCGAGTGTTCGTGTCCGGTACTTCGCAGGGTGTACTGGGCCAGGTCACTCGCACCGGCACGGCAGGCGAACTCATAGCACCGATGGTCACCGATCCGCTGATCACCCAAGGTGCAGCTGCACGTCAACGAGGTACGTCGATCCTGAGCGATACGGGCAGGCAGGCCCTGGTCAGACTGCGCCTGCCGGTGTTGCCTGAAACTGGCGTAATCGTGCCTGGTAAGTTCGTCAGGTATGAGGATGGCTCAGACGCGCTCTTTGGTGTGGTGCGTTCCACATCTTTGGATGCTTCGCTGCCTGAACTTTGGCAGACAATTTCCGTGGAGACACACGTATGACGAATCCATTCAAGCTGCTGAAGGACTTGTTGCCCGATCCATCGCTGGAAGTTGGCGACGTGATCTCGATCGTCAGCGGTACTGCAACCATCGAGTTGCCAGGAGGCGGTCTCATCCAGGCTCGCGGCACCACAACAGTGGGAGCCAGAGTGTTCGTTCGTGACGGTCAGATTCAAGGACCGGCGCCGTCATTGACAGTGGAGATCATCAACATATGAACTTCGATCAAGCATTCGAGAAGCTGATTGGTCATGAAGGTGGTTTTCAGAACGATCCAAACGATCGCGGCAATTGGACCGGCGGCAAGAAGGGTGAAGGAGAACTGAAGGGAACGAAGTACGGCATCAGTGCTATGTCGTATCCGAACGAAGATATCTTCTATCTGACCTTGGACCGCGCGAAATGGATTTACCTGCGTGACTTCTGGAACGACGTGGGTTGCCACCTGGTGCCAGACATTTTGAAGTTTGATCTGTTCGACACGGCGGTCAATTGTGGCCAACTACGGGCCCGTAAGTTCCTGCAACGCTCAGTAGGTGTCAGAGACGACGGGGTGATTGGGCCAGGGACCATGGCGGCTATCGCCGCAATCGATCCTGAAAAACTGTTCGCCCGTTTCAACGGACATCGTCTGGATTTCCTGAACGACAATCCTGACCAGTGGGCGCTATACGGGCGTGGTTGGGCTCAGCGAATTGCAGAGAACTTGATGCAGGCATAAATCAAGGAGGCATAAACAAATAACACGTTTCATTTTTCATCAACCAACCGGAGAACCGATGATTCCTTTTCAAGAGCTTTTGACCCGCTACAGCACCTGGGTCGTGGCTCTCCTGTGCAGTGCTGCAGCTTACTGGCTGCAACTGACGCCCGGAGAGCAACAGGCGTTGTTAGCGTCTTACCCCTGGCTGGCCAAGGCTGCACCAGCCGCCGGCTTCGTCACCTTCCTGGCCGCTCGTGGCGTTAAGCAGAGCGACCCTGAGAAAAAGGAGCAATGAGCATGAAGACTATGCGTTCAATCCAATTGCTCGCCTGTACGTTGCTGCTGACCGTTATTGCGGCCTGTGGCACGTTGGGCCTGCAGGCACCGCAATCGGTCGAGGACCGGCTGCAATACGGCAAGGCATCCGTGTCTGCTGCGTACCGGACGCTCGGCGACCTAGTCGCTGCGCGCACGGTCAGCGGCGCCGAAGGAGCTGAATATTTCGGCAAGCTAGACAGCGTCGAGCAGCAACTCAAGCTAGCCGAGTCCCTGGCAAAGAACGGCAAGCCTACCGATGCCCAATCCACCATCACGCTGGCGTTGAATGCCTTGGTGGCCATCCGCAGCGAACTCGCTTCCAAGCAGAAGGGGACCTGATCCATGAACACCCTTGCAACCCTAGACGCCGCGATCGGAACCCTTTCCGGCGTGCTCAACCTGCTGGGCGCGTCCCAGACAGTGTCTCAGATCATCGCCTCTCGCATCGCTGAAGGCGGCCGTCCCTGGACTGACGCCGAACGTGCCCTGGTCGAGAACGAATTGGCCGCCAACAAGGCATATGCTGCTCAGCAGATCGCCCAGGCGGTGGATCACCACCAGGTCTGATTGCTCGTTGTTGCCAAGTTGCCCCTCGATCGAAAGGTTGAGGGGCCTTTTCTTTTTATAACTAACGGTTCGTGCTTAGACAGTTTGGCATATAACGCTAAACGAATCAGTTGGTTAAGCCTTGATTAGATATCTACTGCTGCATCATCGGCGTGTGGTCTAACGCCATGAACGTAAAGAGTATTTATGTGTCCGTCTAAGAGACGTTCACGCTTTCTTAGACAGTAGCCGCGGCCCCTTCACGATAGGGACCTTGTGGGCACGAATGTAGCGTTTGGTCATCCTGGGATCACTGTGTCCGGCCAGTGCTTGCGAGTTTAGTCCCTGGTCATCCGCGTCAGTTATTGAAAGAGCCCGGAGATCGTGTAGATGGGCATCGGCCACGCCGGCACGCTCACAAGCCAAATCCCACTGATCCCTGACCGTCTTGTAGGCCGGTGGGCCACCTCGACGAGTGTGGAACAGGGTCAATGCCTTGACGTTCGTGTGCAGGGCTTTGGCGGCCTCTACCGCGGCCCGCAATTCGGGTGTCCATTCGACCACCAGGCGCACGCCGGTTTTCTCTTGTCTGAACACGATACCTGCATCGGTCAGGGCTGAACGATGTAGTGTCAGGATGTCGCCCACACGCTGGCCGGTCAGGTATAGCAGATCGATCATGCACTGCAACCGCGGGGGCGCTTTGGCCTTGATTGCGGCGATCTCGTCGTGGGTCAGGAGTCGCGTTCGCTGGGCCTCTGGGTGACGCTTAATCCCAATGCAGGGGTTCCATTCGACCAGTTGCTGCTCAACGGCGTATGCGAAGATCAGACGCAGCACTGTGAGCACGCGGTTGGCCATGTTGGGCGTCTTGGCCAATCCAAGCTTCACTTTGGCCACGTGCTTGGGGCGCACATCCTCAGGCTTGAACTCGGCGAATATAGCTTTCAGCCGTTTGCCGACTGCTTCGTATTGAGTCCTGGTGTTCGGTTTTACCTTACTACAGATCACCGGCATCGCTGTTGTGATGAGAGAAACCATCGAGCCTTCCGGCGATTCTTCGGTACGCTCCGCGTATAGACGCAGAGCCTCGTCGTAGTCGCTGGACAACCTGTGCCAGCGGTTCTTGACCACCAAGTAAAACGCCCCGTGCTTCTCGTGCATACGGGGCGGCAATTTTCTGGGCATCAGAGCCTCAGTCTAGGTTCCTGCGTCGTTGGTTGAGCACCCTGGTCAACGTGGGCGATGAGCACGACGAGACTCCCGTCTGGTCGGACCCTGTAGGGTATCGCAAGGGCGGCTAGGACGCGAGCCTGTGCCTTTGGTCGCTGACGCTTTGTTAACTGTTCTAGTTGTTCGTCCGAGAGGAACACGCTAGTCGCTGACGGAAGCGTGCATGCAGTGGTAGACCTTGACATCGTCTTCCCAACGGAATCCGTTCATCAGGTCCAAATCAGACCAACTTTCCGCCGGCCGTGAGCAATACGGACAGAGGCGGTGACCAGATGCTGACAGCGAATGTTCCTTCAGTCGTTTGACCTCTGCCTCAAGCGCTTCGATTCGACCGAGCAGAATTGCGAGCTTCTCGTCAGGCGTCTTCTGACGCCATTCAATAGCGTCACGCTGCTCGGCAGTCAACTCGACGATTCTGTGCCCGACGACGCACGGAAAGGTCATCTCGCTCACAGCCGATGTTCCTTGAACGCCGCCACAGCCACCGGGCAGATCGGCTCGATCAGCTTCAGCAGCGCATCGGCGTATACCCTAATCTCGTACTGGCTGTGCGAGTGTAGCCGCAGCGTCAGGAAGTGGAACAGGTTGTGCAGATCGACTGTGGCGAACATGCGGCTGTAGGTGTTGAGCCCCAGGAACAGCCTGGCCAATTCACGCGGCACGCCAGCGGCCAGGTGCTTCTTGTACAGGCGGAAGCCCTCGACCGAGTGGTTCTGCAGATCGTTGATGAAGGCGACTGCCGCCTCATCCAGGCCAGTGGCTTCTTCCAGCACGCGCATCTGCTTGTTGCTGGTCGACTGAGTGCCCACGTGCTCAGCCTTCGGGATATAGAACTCTTCCGGCAACTCGGTGTAGCGTGCCGACACCTCGTTGTAGGACCAGGTGCGGTGACGGTGCCACTGGCGGAACACGAAGATTGGAGTCTTCACCTCGAACGTGAACGCCATCGCCTCGAAGGGACTGGTGTGGCGATTCTTGGTCAGGTAGTTGACCAGTTTGGAATCCTTCTGGTCGTCGCCCTCGCGCCAGTCGGCGTCATAGGAGACGCGGGCGTTGCGCACGATCTCCAGGTCGCCGGTCCAGCCCCTGACGTGCTCCTCATCGATTGCCGGCTGCATGTAGGAAACGAGACGCACGAAGCCGTGGTCGAGAACGTTGATCACGATGTTGCCTTTCAGTCTTGATCGAGTTTGTAGAGAATGACTAGAAGAATCAGCGCGACGCCGAACAATAAGGTGAATGCAAACCACCCTATGAACAGCGCCATTCGCTTCATACGGCTCTACCGCAGCGCCGAAGCGCATTGTGGTCCAGTTCGTACTCGTTCCTGCAGTCCGGTCCGCACCAGCGCATCGGAATAGGCAGTCGCTCGCCGCAGTACAAGCAGCAGCCGATAGACGCAGGCGCCTCAGGCTTGCGGCACGTGACTAGTGCCGACTGACGCGCGATCTCCTCGCGTTCCGAGGCCAGGTCGAGTGGATCGCTCATGTTGTTGCTTCCTCTTCAACGTCACGCTTCAGTCGAAGCAGGATGTTGATGCATGCCTGGTCGACAGCAGTGCGCGGGTCAGGCGATGCCACGCCTTGCCCAGTGGGTCCTTCAACCCACCATTGGCCACCTTCAGGCATAAGAGCGTGATGCGTGTTGATCAGCGCTCTGAAACGTTGACCGTCTTCTCGCAAACCAGCTTCTTGGTTATAACGATTGCTAGATACGAGAGCCATGACCGATACGCCTATACAGCCTCCAACCATGACCCATAAACATGTGACGACGACTTCCATGATCTACTCCTCCTTGTTGTCTTTGATGGTGTAGTGCTTAGGGTTCTTGTCCTTGAACATCTCTTGAATGCGCTTTACGTGCGGTGTGATCTCCTCGATCAATTGACGATAGCCGTCGATCGGAGCGAAGTCGCGATCGTCGATCAGCTTGCCGTGAGCCCTGGCCTTGACCAAGATCGCAATCGTGGCGAGCGCGTTGGCCAAGTGGGGTGTTCCGGTATCTGGTGCGTTCTCTTCACCTGAGAACCATGCATCTAGGTGTCGCTTAGCTGCGTCTACGTAGATCGAAGCGATGACGCCGTCACCAGCGATATAGTTGTTGCGACCGTACTTGCAACGGCCTTCTAACATGCCCAGGCAGCCTAGGGCGGTGGCCTCAGACGGCCAGAGGTGTAGCGGCAGCTTGACGGAGCCGATCGCGTCCTTCGGGTTCGTGGAAGGCTTAGACGGCTTGAAGTTCGGATCGCGAGGAAGAGCAGAGCGATAGACGAGGATATCAGTCATACTTTCCAAATGACACCAATCAAAACTTCCAGCCTTGCCGACGCCAACGTCGCCGTTCCTGAATTTAACTTCAACTTCATTGTCAGGATTCACAGGGCAAAAACCCCCATCCCATTCGTTCCAGGGCTTCTCGTTCATGCCATCCCCTCCTGGTATGGCCAGAGGTTGACGATGTCGAGATAGCGGTCCATGAACGCCTGCTTCGCGTCCTTGGGCGTCAAGCACTTGATGCGCACGTGTGCCGGCATAACTGCCAGATGATTGTTGATAGCAACGTTGGGAAAGAACGCGGCTTTCTCAGCCAGCAACACTGAGTCGTCGGCGTAGTGCACGCAGTCCGGCAACTTGTCGTCGAGCTTGAAGCGCTCGGTGATGACGCGCCAGTTCAGCAGTTCGAGCTTGATGTACTCGGGTAACGACTTCTTGATCGGGCGCGGCAAATCGACCAAGTACGCCTCGGTGGCGTCGTGTAGCAGGGCTGCCAGGGCATGTTGGCGCGGCACCTGGGTCGACACCAGCACGCTGTGCTCAGCGACGCTGTAAAAGCGCGGGCTGTGTCCGGCCCATCGACAGAGGTTGCTCAGCGCGTGAGCGATGTCGCCGATGTCCACATCTTCGGCACACGGGTCATGCGGGTAATACCGCTTCCCGCTGACCGTGTTCAACCAATCGCCGGTACGCATTTCGCACACTCCTAGCTACTGCAGTAAACAGCAATTTAGCAGGTGCGAAATGACAGCGCAAGGGGGTCAACCACGACGTTTCATTGCGTCCTTCAGGGAATCCTGCACGCTGGCCTTGGTCTTGGTTCGAGCAACCATGTCTTCGTCAATGGTGTTCTGCGCGACAAGCAGGTGCACACGAACGTCTCGGAAGAAACCTGCTGAGACTTGGCGCGTCGCACCAATACGCTCGATCACCTGCTCGTATTCTTCCAAATCCCACGTCATGGAAAAGAACACAATGTCTTGACATACCTCTTGCATTCCGTCGATGCCGTGACCACCGCTGCGCGGGTTGATGAAGAGCAACTGGAACTTGCCGTCTATGAAGTCGTTTAGCGTTCCCTGCTTGCCGTCGAAATGGCGCCCCTTGGGAAATCGTTTAATCAAACGGGCTAGATCACTCTTGAAATAGTAGGCGATCATGAGCGACGCGCCGTGCAGACCAGCGATCAAGTCTTCCAGTGCGTCGAGCTTCGCGTCGTGCACAACAACCCATGGCTTGATATCGCTTCCATCATCAGGCTCGATGTAGGCAGCACCGCTGGCGATCTGACGACACTTCATTGACTTGCTGCCTGCACTGACAGCTTCGATTTCTTCGCCTCGAATCTCGGTGAAGAATTCCTTCTCCATCTCGCGATACTTGGCGTAGGCGTCGGGCGGCAGGGTGACTTGAATTTCATTTGTCAGCGTCGGCGGCAGGTCCATGTAGTCCTTTGCCGATACCGAGATGGTGATGTCGCGAATCGCGTCTTGTATCTGATCCTTCGCGAAGGGCGCTGGTCGATAGATAATCTCGTGAGCGTCACTGCCGCGCACGGCGTTGAAATAACGATCACGAAACCCCGTGAACGAGCGTCCCAACCTGGCTCCGGCATCCAAATACCAGCATTGACCCCAAAGGGCCTCCAAGCTATTTGCTGCCGGACTACCGGTGAGATTAAGCCAACGATGCACTCGCTTGTGCGCGATGCGTGCAACGCGCATTGCGCGGGTACTGCCTCCACCTGATCGCAGGAACACCTTGCCTTTGGAACTCTTGCGTATTTCAATGCGCAAACCACGCAACTTGCTGGACTCATCGGCGATAACCATATCCCAAGGCCAGTGATCACCCATGGTCTCAATGAGCCAGGGTAAGTTGTCGTAATTGCAGGTGGTGATGATGGCGTTCGAACGTAGCGCGGCCAGGCGCTGCTCAGGCGTGCCAACAGCCACGGCAACGCTGAAGTGGTTGAAGTTCTCCCATTTGGCTGCTTCGCGGCCCCATACCAGCTTGCAGATGTTCTTGGTGGATAGCACCAGAACGCGCTGCACATCGTCGAAGCGCATCAACTGGTCGATCGTCCAATAAGCGGCACCAGTCTTGCCGCTGCCTGGACCAGACCACCAGTTCACTCGGGGGTTGTCGATGGCAAACTCGCCAAGAGCTAACTGATAGTCGCGTGGAATGAATTGCATGATGTGACAACGCGCCTTGCGGCGCGTTGAGGTTCAGGCGAACAGGTCTTCTTCGTCGGCCGGTGGGGCGCCTTCCGTGGGGTCTATATCCACGTTCTGCTCCTGATGCACTAGGCCGTCGTTCGCGTCACGAACACCTTCGACGAAACCACGGCTGTTAATGAAGACGATCTGACCTGCAACCAGGTCTTCTGCACAGGTGAATTGCTGAGGGGCGACGTGGATCAGTTGGACGGGTCCTAGATCAGGTGCCAAATCCATCGAAGCAACAGGTATCATGTCGCTCATCGTGACAGTAGCCTCGCAATTGGCTTCCAGCGCGCCCCACAGACGTGAAGTTGAAGACTCAGCCGCTTCTACTGCGCTGAGCTTGGCGGTCTCGACGTAGCTCAACGTCTCGCCAACGCGCGAGTCCGCGATGTACTTCTCGATCGCAGCGAACAACTGCGATCGAGTGATGAAGATTTGTCGTTCCATGATCACCTCACTCGAACATGTCGTCATCACCCGGCTGGGTATCGTCGAACATGTCCTCGCCATTTGCTTCATCGATCGTGGTGTCGCCGAAGAATTCGGCGTCATCGCTAGCTACCGGTGCCGGCGCCGGAGCTTCGACCTTCTTGGGACGTTCTCCAGACAGCGTGCTCAGATCAAGCTTGGCCCCCTTGGCCACATGCTCGGTCAGCCGTTTGCAGATCAGAGGCCAGTCGCTGGAGTTCCACCACAAGGCCCGCTTCTCCGTGCGCGCTGGTTTGACGCCTAGGGTGTCGATGATGAAGCCGCCGGTGATCGGCAAGCCGGGCAACGCTTGTTGAATCTGAACGATGTTGAATTCGGACATGATGAGGTTCCTTGTGATGAGAGGTTCAGGACTTGGTGTGATTGGTGCCGGACTTGTCAGCCCTGGCCTCAGCGGCGGCGTCGCTGTATTTGTCGGGATAGCGCAGCCGCAACTTCTCGATGTTCTCCGCGCGCAGCTTGTCACCTGTGGTGCCGAGCAACGGAGCGATCCCGTGGTCGATGTTGTAGACCAAGTAATTCAGAAGTGTCTCGCAATAGACGTGAGACAGCATGTGTTCAGCTAAGAATTCTTCTGCAAACGAACCGACGAGATGCGCACATTCGAGGCAAACTTCGCTGAGTTCGTTCGGCAACGGACCGCAATCTTCAACATCGAGTTTGTTGATCCCCAACGCAAACATAGCCAGTGGGATGTACCAGAACGCGTCACCGGCTTCCTCGCACATGTGCAATCGCATCTCTTCTGTCATCGGTTTGTTGTAGATCGCGATGCGTTTCACTTCGCTGGTGAGTTCACCGATCTCAGTGATCAATCCCAGCACTGCGTGACGAAGGTTCTCGCGTTGGGTGGGGAACATCTTGGCCGTGCGCAGGGCCAGCGGACGATAGCTCTCGAAATCCATGTCAGCCTTTCTTGGGTTGAAAAAGTTTGCGATCAGGTCCGCATAGATGAGCGTCGCTGACGGCGTCTATACACGCTAATCCCATCAACGGATAGCACATCATTTCTTCGTTCTTGCTAACGACAAGGTGTTTGCATTGCTGGCACTTGTCCTTCCACTGTGGATCGAACACCGGCAGGACAGCAGAGCGTGGTCCGTGAACTGGGGCCCATGTCATAAGGGGAACTCCTTGTCGATTGCTTCGATGCTAGTCAGCACCAAAACCTTTTCTCCCATGTCTCGCAACCACTCGATTTCGCGCTCCTGCCCTTTGCTCAACTTGCCACCAGCGGCCTTTGCCTTGGTCTCGACCCAGCAATTGATCAAGAAGTCGTCGTAATCCAAACCTGCAATAATTCCACCGTTGAGAAAGAAAATGCGCGTGTCCAAGCAGTCCCTGCGCCCGATCCACTTCACGAACCGCACCTCGCCACCCAACGCTTTGATGCGCTTGCGGAGGTAGGCTTTGACCTTGCCTTCTGGAGTCACAAAGACTTCCTTTCGCCCAAGACGTACTCAAAGCAGCGCAGAGCCGTGCGTACCTCAGCCAGAGTTAGGTAGCCATCCATGAATGTCATCTCGTCCCCGAAGAACTCGATCTCATTTGTAGACATCGGATGAGCTTCAAGGAAAGCATTGCGCGCTTCGATTGCACGTTCCTCTTTGGTCTTGTTGACGCGCATTACCACCGCTCCCCGTTCACACCCCACAGCATGCGAGCCTTGTCACGAGCGTGCTCGATACCATCGACGCCGTAGACCAGTCGCCAGTGCGTCCACCACTTATCATCGGGGTGATCGCGTAGCGAGTTTGCCTTCTGCGCCTCAAAGAACTTCTGTTCCTTAACCATGTAGGCTCCGCCGTTCCAGATGACGTAGCAATTCATTGCTTGCTCCTAAGTGCCCGCCGAATGGCGAACAGATGCTCGACTTGATAGATCGCATCGTCTAGGGCGTTGTGGTGCGTACCCTGACGCGGCGCCGGTTCGACGTTGGGGTACAACCCCTTCAGCGTGCGGAAGCAGCGCGAGTTCCAGAAAGCCCAGGGGTACTCCCTGCCAGCGCGGCGGTAGTGCTCCTTGAGAATCACGCAGTCGAAATCACTTCCATTTCCCCAGACGCGCACGCTCTTTTGTGGCGCGCACTTGGTGTGGAGGAATTCGGTGAACTGTTGCATGGCCTGGTCGATGTGCAGCCGCTGGCCGAGCAGCGCCTTGCGCGCTTCGTCCGACTGCTGCATCCACCACATGAACGTGTCGGGGTCGATCTGCGCACCGTTGGCCACGCACGACTTCAGATCGACGTTGACGTAGAAGCGCTCACCCAGGATCAACTCGCGCATGTCGAACGACACGGCGCCGATGGCCAGGATGGGTGCTGTGGGGTTGTTGCCGGCCGTTTCCAGATCAAGCATCACGTCCGGCAGCATGTTGACGGCCGCGCCGGCCCCGAAGAAGTCATCGTTGCTCATGATTCTTTCTTGCGCTTCTTGCGCGCTCTGATGCGGTCGATCGTCTGGCCCACTGTCTCGTTCGCGGCAGCCGGCAGAATCTCCTTGGCCGCCACGCTCTTTGCCAGCTTCACGACGCGGACTGACGGGCCGCCCTGGTTCTGGCAGATGACCCGGTGCTCGACGCGCAGCAGACCGTTCTCGTCCTGGTAGGTGCGATCGAAATCACCTTCCTCGCCCACGGGCAGCAGCGGCAGCCACTTGCCGTCCGACATGCCCCATGCGAAAGGCTTCTGGCAGAACTTGCAGACGGGCATGTCAGTGGATCGAGTTGTTCATCTGGTGATCATCGCATTTAGCAACTGCTAAGTCACTAGGGTAACCCCGATATCCTCAAGGATTCCTTCGGCTTCCCGAACGTAGGCATCGAAGTCCAGGTCGGCTGGGATGCTGCCGTCCATGCGCATCAGGGGCTTGCAGCCATCAGTGCTCGGCACCTTGTTGTAGCCACCGCCAGTTGGATTCTTCTTGCTGGGCCGTTTCTCTTTTTTGTAGTAGATGGGCTCGCCACCCACGGCCTTGTACCAACGCACAGCCCGACCAAGGTACTCGCCGCGCCAGGTAGCGCCTCCTGTCACGTTGCGCACCTCGACGAACTGGCGCATGTCGTTGCAACTTTTGATCGTCAAGTCCAGCGGCACGCCGTGCTCCAGCAAGTCACACGCGGCCGTGATGCATATCTGGTTGTGCGGGCTGGGCCAGGACGACGCCACCGGCTCGGGCTCGGCATAGGTGCCCTTCAGTTTGACACCCCCGCCTTCCTTCAAGGCGATGTAGGAGTTGACGTCACGCGATGCCAGCAACGTGTACCGCGTCTCCTCGGTCTCGAAGCCGGTGACTTCTTCCCAGCGCTTGATGATCAGTTCGAGAAGGTCATACATCGACCGCGGGCACTTGATTACGATGCCGTCAGTATTGGCCGAGACGACTGGAATGCCCTGCTGTTCGATCCATTCGATCAGCATCAGCAGCGCCAACTGGCCGGTGATCGTCACCTGGATCATCAGGTCCGGCGCGTACACGATCGACCAGGGGTTGCCGAACTTGCCGAACAGCCCGTTCAAAACAATCTTCAGCGTCTCAGCGATCGTCTTCAGGCCGCCCTTCTTGGCCGCGATGCGCGTGTCGCGAATTTCGCGGAACACCTGCATGAACACCTGGCCGAGATGCTTGGGGAAAAGCCCGGTGTTGATCATGATCGCCGGGTAGTAGGAAGCAACGTCCCGGTCGATCAGCAGGGTGTGTGCGTCTGCCCGATGGCAAACCGACTTCTCGCTGCTGTGCAGGCCGCCGATACCGAGCCGATAAACGCCCCGGCCGATCCTGATCCTGGCCTCGGACAGTTGCTTGGGCATCTTGACGTAGCCGCCGGAGTCGACGATGAAGTCGGACTCGCGCACGCGCTGGATCACCTCCTGGACGATGGGGCCGGCGTGCTCCAGGAAGCGTGGGAAGCGGAACTTGAACGTCCTGGACTTGGCGCCCGGCTTGGTGACGACCACGCCGGCTGCCGTCAGCTTCGACTTCATGACGGCCTCAGCCACCTGGGCGTCGCTCTTGCTGCGCAAGTCGATGCCGTACTCGGCCGACATCTTCTCGCGCAACTCGATCTGCTTCACGAATTTTTGATAGAGCGCGATCGTTCCGTCCAGGTCGTTCTCGTTGTACTCGACGATCGCCGGGCGCTGCTCGGGCGTGATGGTGGCGTCGTGCTCGATGGGCAAGTCCTGCATCTTGGGGCAGTGCAGCCGCCCCATGAAGACCTTGAGTGACACCATCGTGGGCACCACCTCGATCACGTCGATGTGGTCGTACACCGGAATGCGGAACTGGAACTCGCGCTCAGCGTCCCAGGGGCGCATGTTGCCCTGGATGATGAAGTCGCTGCAGCGCTTCAGCGTCTCGCACGACACGCCTTGCAGCGCCAGGCCGATCATCGGCATGTCGTAGTTGATGCCGTTGAACGTGATGATCTTCGAGTTCTTCAGGACGTGGTGCAGCGTGCGCCTGTCCAGCGGATGGCCCTCGTACTGCTCGAACACGACGCGCTTGCCGTTGTCGAGGCGCTTGAGACTGCACATCCAAAAGTTTTTAAAGCACTCGGTGTCCAGTGCCGCGAGAGGTTTGTTCATGCTTCATTCGAAGGGGTAACGTTTGGGCTTGTTGACTGCCCCAGGTCGAGCGTCATACACGTAGATGAACGGTGCCAGGCCGTAGTAGTTGGCCTGGTCGATCATGTGGGCCGTGCCGGTACTGTGGCAGTCCCATATGGCAATCAGCGCGTCTGCATAACGAGCCATCTCGCTGTTGCGCAGACGGCCTGCGTTCATGTTGCGCGAGCCATCGCGGTCACGCCAAATGGCTGGGAAGCGCTTGATCGGTAGCCCCTTGAACGTCGCCCACGTCTCTCCGCAAAGGTCAATCCCGCGAGCACCGCCACTGACAACTTCCCCTACATCGAAGCCGGACAGCGACACGATGTCGTCGATCTGACTCATGCCCATGTTGATCCCGCGACTGCCGGCGATGATGACCTTCATCGGAAAGAAATCGGCGTTAGTCGAAGAACTCATCGTTGCTGTCATCGAACAGGTCGTCGTTGCCGGTTGCTTGGGCCCGTTCTAGCCACACGGAACGCGTCACGGCACCCAGTTGATCCCAGGTCGGGCCGCGCTCTTGCGCAGCCGCGTGGTAAAGCGCGGCTGCTCGGGCCTCAGTCTCAGTCACAGGCTCAGAACAGCTTGACCTGGCTGGGCCGCACGGTCACGATCCGGGTGTTGACCTTGTCGTGCACGGTGACCCAGTGACCGGTGGACCGTTCGTAGACCTTCTCGATCACGCCGGTGCCTGACTTCTTCTTGCTGTGGTACTTGCAGCGCTTGCCTGCAGTGAGACGCTTGATGTCGGTGTCGCTCATGTCAGTTCCTTTTGGTGGTTGTTTGGGAGACGACATTGTCGTTATACAAACGATATGGTTGATTAGGGTTTACCCTATGCTCACAACGAACACGTGATGCGCGCCCCGGTCACATTGCTCATTGCTCCGATTGACACTGCACCAATATCGCCCGTGACGACATTGCGACGTACAGGACCATTGGGGCCTGTCGCTTCCTCATACCCGCCGAATTGCACTCCACTGCGCAAACCTGGTATGAGCGCTGGACCGATAACGTTGCCGACGAATGCGATGTCATAAACGGCAAGCTGCGGCCGAAGATCAGCGTCGCTGGCCTCATCCTCGAACAACGATGCGTGTACCTCCAAGGCTCCATGGCCTGTCCGATCGCGTGTTGCAAATGTCCCGTCAGGGTCATAAGGGGAACGATCTGTTTGTACTCGACTGACGTGATTGTTCTTGATCAAGATATTCTGAACACCAAACGTCTCGTTATTGGCTTCTCGTGCGATCAATATGCCGGCTGCAACAGGCGTGTTGTCGACGAGATTACTTAGGATGCTCACATCCTTGCCGCCCACCACGCTGATGCCTCGCCCCCAATATTGACCACTCAGATCGTTGTTAGCGATCAGGATGTTCTGAGCCAGTTTGGCACGGCTACGCGCGAGTAGATCACCTAACATGTCCGACGAATTGAGAGCCGCTGCACCTTTGCCTGCGTAAGAAACCACTGCGATCATGTCGTCACCAGTTTCTCGCACAACGTTGCTAACGACTTTTCCGTCTCGCGAACCGTCTGTGATGTGGATGCCGTCAGCGAGAGTTCGAGACACAACGTTGTTAGCCACTACGAAATCAACAGCACGATGCAATTCAATACCCCCGGCAGATGAAGAGTTGTGCTCCTTACCTGAAGCTGTGGTGTCTGGAGCGATCGTGTTGCCGATGATCTGTACGTGACGAATAGGCTGAACAACACCGTTGCTCTCAAGGTACACAGCGATGCGTGAATGCCTAGGAGCGGTACGACGAATGTCCGTGACTCCTGTGAAGCGCAACCCGTAGACACCCACGTTGTCGGCTTGGATCAATACCGCCTGGGCGTCAGGATTGGTGGCATGCAACCTCGCGCCGTCACCAAAAATGTGAACGCCAGGACGACGAACGTACAGACTATCTCTGGTTAGATAGACACCCGGATCAAGTATCCCGTCCTGGCCGCTATCCAGCATGCGCTGCAAAGCGATCGTGTCGTCTACTGAATCGTCGGGGAAGGCGCCGAATTGCTTGGCGTGTACTGCACTGGCAGCGGGTGCAGGAACTGATGGAACACAACCTTCAGCCCAGGTCAGATTGCTGATTAGCCAGATGATAGTTGCGAAGATCGAATACCGCATGTCTACTCCTACTTTTGTGTGAACACTAAAACGTTTGACTGACGTACTTCAGCCTCTTCCAAACTCCACGACACCCATTTACGCAGACCTAGGACGAGGAGCAGAAGAATGACGAACGCGATGACCACTACGACTACGCCTGTCGCAATGGTGCGAGCAACGTCATTGACGTAGTCGCGATTCATGATTGGTCTTCCTGATCCAACAACGCATCCAACTGAAGCGCCGCCTGGTCCGGATCGGCAGACCAACTGATCGCTTGCATCTTGGGACCGAGTTGCAGCAGATGACTACGCATGTAGATGTAGCGCGCGAGGTTGGCTTGGTTCTGGTGATACTCAGCCTCGATGGCCTGAATACCTGCGATGGTGTTGCCCATTTCTGTGATCTGAACCACTAGCGCATCGCGCTCACGACGAAGCGTGTCGAGTTCTAGCGCCACGACATCTGCTCGTCTGTATACGGTCAGAGTCGTGATCGGAGTGTCTTCCTTGGTGGGAAGATCGGTGACTGCGAATTGGTCTGGCCAGATGCTGATCATTAAGTCTTCTCCTTGATGGGCGAATCGTTCTTGCCCCGTGTCTTGACCGCCGCAACGCCGTTGGTCGGCACGTCGGCCGGGCGCCAGACGTGGCCGCAGCCGTGGCACAGGTGCGAGCGGTGGGGTGGATTTCGCCATAGCGCCCCCGTTGGATGCGGGGCAACATGCTGCCCTTCGTCTCGATCAATATGCTGCACACCACAAGCCGGGCAATGCAGCACCATGTCGATCGGCTGGTCATGAAACGTCTCGACGCGCTCAGCTAGGCGAATCAAAGCGAAGGTTAGATCAGCGGCTCCAAGCCGCATGATCTGGCTCATCAACAACCGGATGTCAGCGGCGATTTGATTGAGGTTGTCAGTCATTTAGTGCTTTCAAAAGATGGGCGCATGGCGCCCATCACACTGCTTAGGGAAGTTCGCAGGAGTTGCCGGTACAGGCCAGGGTTTGCATGGCGACAGTGTTGTCGGTCTTCTCGTACACCGACAGTTCGCGCCAATCCACCTCGGGTGTCGGGTGTTCCTGCTGCCACTGCGCGAACTCTTCAGGCGTCATGTCTTGGTACGGCGCTTGTTGGTACGTGTGGTCGCTGTGGGGTAGGAAGCTGATGCCTGACACCTCGTCGAAGTGCTCGTACACCCAAGCTCCGACGCCCATCCACTCCTCATCTCGCACGGTCACAGTCACAGACGGCTTGTGCTCGCACCACTCACTCTGGTACAGCAGCCACAGGTCCAACGCCTGGCGTGCGGTCACCTGGTCACGTGTGACGGCATTTTCTGGCGCGGTCATGGCAAAGCTAACCACGGCCGTGCTTTCCGGACGCATCACGTCGTCCTCGATCACGAAGCCCTTGTCCTTCATGAACGAATAGAGCGGGTCCTTCTTGTCGACGCGCACCGTGCGGATGTAATTGCGATTGTGGCGGGCGTGGATACCACTGGCCGTGTTGCACAGTTGACTTACCGTGCCAGACGGCTTGACGCAGGTGATCGCAGTGGACTTGTTAATACCTAGCTTCTCAGCCCACTCGATGTTCACGTTGCGTGCGTGATCGCGCATGGTGTTCAACAAAATAACCAATTGCTTGTCAGCGTCTGGTGATCCGCCAACCATCATCTCGTTGTCCATGATGCCGGTAAGACTGACACCCAACAGAGCTTCGTCCTGTGTGTTGCGTGCCCAGGCTTCGGACACGAAACCGAAGTTGGTCATCGTGGCTTGCAGCGTGCCTAGAATCGTTGCGACTTCAACCTTCTCCATCAGCGTCTCTGGCGTGTCGTCAGCGCGGATGATCACCTCTGATAGGTTGCACAGTTGCTTGTCACGCAGAATGATCTCGCTACACGGATTGCATCCGTAGGCCACATCCTTGGAACGACGCCCCCACTTAGCCGCTTGGTTCTGTGCAGCCACACGATTGAAGATGCCGCGCTCACCCGACTTGGACTTCACGAGGGACAGCCACTCTTCCATGAAAATCTCGGCGCTGGGCTTCTCGGTGTAAGCCACCGAATTGTTGGCCAGGCCGCGCTGCGGGTTCTCGATCCACCACTGACCTGACTTCGCATCACGCATGCGCTGGTCTGACAGGTTGGATAAGCTGATCAGAGCGCTGCGTCGCACACCGCCGACCACCACGATCTCGCCGATCATGCAGACTAGGTCGTGTACCTCGATGCTGGTCAGCTTGCGACCCTTGGCACGTTGGAACGTATCGATCGTGAACTTGAACAACCGCTTCAGCGGCTCTGGACCTGATGCACGACCACCGAAAATTTTCAGTCGCGCGCCAGCGGGTCGAACCTTGCTGTAGTCGATCTTGGGAATGTCACCATTCCACAGATAACCCAGTAGTGCGTGATACGCCTTGGCCCAACCTTCCTTGCTGTCGGCTACGGCGATCGTGTCGTCGCTGTTCGTCAATTTCTCCGGAACGTTGGGTAGATTCTTAATCTCTTGACGCTCACACGAGAAGCCCACACCGGTGCCGCACATCAGGATGTAAAGCGCTTCGGCAAATGAACGCTTGGTGTTCATTGCCAAATACGAGCAGTTGAAACCGGCCAGGTTCTCACGCTCCAATGCTTCACCAGCGGTCATCAGCGCTCGCATAGATGGCATGACGCGCAGATTCAGGATCGCATCCTTGACCTTGCCTTGCAGAATGTCAGTGAATTTGCGTTGCGTACGCTGATCGAAGAAGTCAACGTAACGTTGCACCGTCTCGTCCCACGTTTCCCGACGGCCTAGGTCGTCACGCCAGCGCGAGTAGCGAGAGATGTGAATGTATTGCTGATAAAGGTCCATAGTGTTTCGTTTGTAAAAAGGAACGCCTCCCCTGTGTGATAGGGGAGGCGTGGATGGCCTCGGTCAGATCGCCTGAGATTTGTTGTTCGCAGGCGGCTGCTTGGTCTTGTCAGGGGCGCGGAAGCCCTCGGGCGGATGGAAGCAGCCGGCAAACAAAAGCAGCTTCCCGTCAGCGGAATGAAGCTCTTGTTGACGCATTGCGCGCGCGGCTTCGCATTCTTGTTCGGTGGAGAACCAGCGTTGCGCACCGGACACACCGTCGTTGCCGGCGACCATGATGTTCAGGATCAAGACCCATTCGAGCATGATCGTTCTCCTCAGTTGAAGAAGTCGCCGGCAGCCTCGCTGGCTTCAGCACTAGCCTCGTCCTCGAAGTCGGCCTCGCTGTAGCCCTCACCGCCGCTGAACGCCGGACCGTCGTCGACGAAGCGGATGGCCAGTAGCTTGGCGTTGATGCGCTTGCCGTATTTGTTCTCCTGCGGCCAGATGTCCAAGCTCACGTCAACGAAGCAGCCGCTGTAGGGCCGCCCATCAGCCGAAGTCAGCGGGCTCTTGTCGGTGTCGAGTACAACAGGCCGTGCCTTGTTGCGCGCCGAGACGAACACATTGCCGTCGAAGCCCTCGTACTCGCTCTTGGTGGCGCCGTCGTGCAGGCAGATGTCGCCCTTGGCCTTGAGCGTCTTGAGCATGTCGGCTGCCTTCGCACCCCACTTCTCATTGGCGACTTGCGTGATCGTCGCGATCACCTTGTCGACTTCAGCCTTCTGGGTCTTGGGGTCCAGAATGAACGAGCCGCTGCACGCGGGCTCACCGCTGTTGTTGAACTGCTCGGGTTCCCAAATCTTCGCGAACGCCAGGCGGGCGCGCTTGATCACAACTTTCATGTCATACCTTTCAGAAGAAATCGGCGTTTTGATCCGCCTGAGATTGAGAAATGTCGTCATCGAAATCGCTGGCGGCGTCATAACTCATCGCCGATCGCGGGTCGTCTGACGGAACGACCTTGGGAGATGCGGGCGCTCGCCGAATGCGCCCCTGCAGTTTTTTCCACTGCTCTTTTGAAAGCGGCTTTTGCTTGGAGCGAGGACCACGCACCAGCTTCTCTATGCCTGCTGGGCCAAGCATCTTGCGAGTGGTGTACTGGTCCTCGGTTAGCCCCATGGATACCAGGTCGGTCGTAACGAGCTGAACATCTGCCCACTCGCGATCACCTTCTTCACCCATGACCAGCTTGAAGCCGTCCACAGGATTACCTTGGGCCAGTTCGGCGTGCACGATGCCGTCTACCGCGTCGCAAAACTTGCGTAGAAAGGGGACCTTGCGTTTCAGTGCACCCAACGCGAAGCCATTGCGCGGAATGTCGATCAGAGGGGCGGTCTCGATGTCATCGAAGTCGCCCATGGCGATCTCCAGCGCGTGTTGAGTTGCCTCGGGACAGGGCCACGCCTTGCAGTAGGTGCAAACGTCCTCATGCGGAAACGCTTTGGCATCTGGCGATCGTGTCGCCTCAGCCTGCTCGCGCACCCACTGGACCCACGTCATGAACTCCTCCATATCCATGACATGCTCATCGATGAACCCGATGCGAGGCATTACGATGATGATGCGCACTCGCTTGAACTCGTGGAACATGCTGAGTTCTTCGCGCACGGCCTCGGCGTACATCAACAACTGGGTGTTAGGCTTGTAGCCCGAACCCTTACCGAAGAGAGTGTCCTGTTGGATCGACTTCGGTGCAGTGATGTAGTGGGCGCCTTCCAGCTTGTGCTTGGCGAATACTTTCTTGAAGCCACCCTTCAGATCGACGATGCACAGTTCTTCAGGAAAGATGATCACTGAGTCAGATGTGCCCTTGGCATCCTCCTCATCGGTGATGTGCTCTATCGAAAGGCGTTCTTCGACCAGCAACTCGCCGCCCATAGCCATCTTGCGCACGAAGTCCACATACACCTGCGTGTGCTCAACGAACTCCTCGTCGATCAGAGTGCTGTCCTCGGCTCCTTCCCGGAGGTAGATGACAGTGCCGTCCTTATCAACGAACCCGTGCATGCCCAGCGCCATTGAGAGCCAGCCGTAGCTAGGGTCCTTCAGGCATTTCTCGGCTAAGTCATGCATCACCGTGCCGTCGCGCGTCACCTGCTTGGCGTTGTCCGGCTTACCTTCTTCCCGACGCGGCGAGACGTGACACATCGTCCAGCGTGGACTACCGCTGGCCGACAGATAGGCGTGCTGCTTCGCCTCGGCAATCTGGATCACCTTGCGCTTGGCATCAGCGACCGTAGTCGCCGTGTCGGAGAAGAAGTCGTGCGACACGATCACGCCTTCATCGCGTCGATGGCCTTTTGCCAGGTGTCGGGCTTGTCCTTCAGATCGGCCGGCTTGGCGACACCGAGGTTCTTGAGGTAGGTGATGAAGGCCTCACGGCTGACCTTCTTGCTGTACTCCTTCATGGGCCCGATCACGTGCTTGTCGAAGTCCAGTGGCTCCGAGGCAGCGGCCGGCGTCGGAGCAGGAGAAGGCGCTGCGGCAGGCACTGCAGAGGGGGTGGCCGCCGGCTGAGATGCAGCGGCCTTGACGTTTCCCTCAGGCGCCGGTGCGGCAGCCTGGGCCGGCTTGGCGCCGCCCAAGAAGGCGGCCGCCTCAGCCATGTTCGGGAAAGTGAGGGTGACGGTGACGGACATCAGGGAATCTCCTGTTGGGGTTAGTGCCGATTGGCGAACAGAAATTTAGCAGATGCGATATTGTTGCGCAACTGCGAAGTGAGCCAAGGGTTAAACCTAGTGGTTGTTTGTGATGTGGCGTTTAGCATTCGTGCCATGTTCAACGGTGTAGGTGATGCTGTGATCAAGAAATTGGCAGCTCTTTTCATCAGGCGAAAAGCCCCCATGGACCCGTGGGAAGGCTGGAAGGACACGGTGCCGGAGGCTCCTCCACCGGAGGCGCGTTACGCGCGCATTCACGGCCTGATCGCTAAGGGGCTGACTGATGCCCAGGTGGCGTTCGCGCTAAACGTCGAGGAAGAAGCCGTGCGCGTCTATCGCGACATCATTGGCGCGAAGGCTCGACATCAAGAACGTCAGCGGCAGACGCGCGTGGCGGCCTTGCTACGCACACCGGAGGAACAGAAATCACGTTTGTTTCGTCCGGATGCAGGTTTCGATCGAGACCGTGCCGTCCGCAGTTCACAAGCAGTTCAAGATGCTTGCAACATCGCGCTGTTCAACGGCGATCCAACGTCAACCACTTCATTCGTGAGCAGTGATACCGACATCTGCTCCGGTGGCGGTGGTGACTTCGGTGGTGGCGGAGCCAGTGGCTCGTTCGATTGAAAGGAACTGTTATGCGATTCACCTTCAACCCCCTGGCCTCGTTCTTCTTGAACCCGACCACCAAGCAGATACTGCAGAAGCAGTTGCGCGAGGCTGAGGCGTCACGCGCCGAGCACTCCACCAACCGTGAATATCACTCAGCCATGGAGCGGATGCTGGGCACGCGCATCTCACGCATCAGGAACGAACTGAAGCGGATGGCATGATAGAAGCGCACTGAAGGGCTCTTGGTAATAGGCTTCGTCGGAAATATGGTGTGGAGTTTGCTGAGATGACCAACATGGAAATGCTGGAGTTGGCAGCTAAGGCTGCTGGCATTGAACTCCAAGAGTGGACGGGCGCATACGATGTGTCCATGCCAAACCGCTTTTGGTCGCCCACGCTAAAGAACTATTGGAACCCACTCGAAGATGACGGTGACGCACTGCGACTGGCGGTGAAGCTGAACATCGGTGTGATGTCGGCGCAATACACAGACAGAACCTGCGCGTGGCAGTACTGCAAGGGCCGCGACGGCGAATGTCTTGAACCACATGGCTCGGATATGTTAGCGGCCACACGCCGCGCCATCGTTCGCTGTGCTGCAAATATCGGAAAGGTGATGCCATGACCAACATGGAAATGCTGGAGTTGGCAGCTAAGGCGTGTGGACTTCCAGAGTACGGTTGGATGGGTCCAAATTTCATGTACGTGAAGGACAACACATTCACGAACTGGAACCCACTCGAAGACGACGGTGACGCACTGCGCCTGGCCATGACGTTGAAGCTGCGCATCATTCCAGGTATGGACATCCATCCGTATCGCCGCGTTGAAGTGAGTCGACTGTTGCAGGAGTACGCAGCCTTCGTGCCCTGGGGCGATGACATCATGGCTGCTGTTCGACTGGCCATCGTTCGCTGTGCTGCAAACATCGGAAAGGAAATGCCGTGATCGACCCCGTACTCAAACTCGCAGGTCACCAGTCCGCCACCGTTCGCGTCTCGATCGACGTATCGAAGATGAACGGACAGAACATTCACGTCGGTATGAAGGCGCTGGAAGAACTCCGCGCAGCCAAGGTGCCGGTGCACGGCTACTTGTGGCCTATGGGTGTGACTGAGGGAGAACTTGTCAGTCGCTACGACCCGATGTTCGGGGAACTCACTTTTGAATGGAGACCGTGATGAGAGCAATCATGCTTATCGTTGGATTGGCTATTGCCAGTGTGATCATCGGAGTTTCTTTCCTTATCAACACAGGACACGTACTTGCTGATCAGCCGCGCGCTGCATTTTGTTCGACCGATGAGCAAGCCTATGTCAATCGACTAGTGAGCAATGGCGTATGGGCCTTGGCGCGCGATGAAAGTCGTGATGGTGAATGCGTTAGGAGACCGTGATGGGACAGTACCTAAGCAATATCGAACTGGAAGAGATCGATAGCCTCAAGCAAGCGGCTGAACGACTGGCCAAAGCTGCGCAAGCGGTGCTCGACTACTGGGATTTGCCTGCTATTCGGATGTTGTCTGATACTGAAAAAGACGATCCGATGACCGCTGAATTGCGCGCAGCAACTACGGCTGTCAAAACTAAACTATAGGGTAAATCCCAATCGTCATAGACGTTTGATGAACGACAATGACGTTTACTGATTGCGAAAGGCCCATCATGTTGTTGCCAATTCTCCTGATCATCATTCTGCTGTTGGCCATCGGCCGCGTCGTGCAGATCAGCCGTCGACTGGAGAGCGAAGCCATGAAACGACTGGCCGCCTTCAGCCTTCGCGAGATCAATCAACGCTATGACGCGAAGGTGTAAATCATGACCACCTACGTTTGCCCTGAAAAGGGTGTGGAAAAACCCTGCCGGCGGTCTGCGAACCGCGTCGTCGACAACGACCTGGATCGCGTGTTCGACGGCCTGCGCAACATGATCAGGAACGTCGACCCGTATCAAAGCGGTTATCTGACCAAACTGGCTCAAACGTTGGGCGAGGTGGTCGAACGACTAGGCTCCTGTCAGAAGGCCGCTGATCTCGAATCAAAGTACGTGGTCCAGGTGCTGGAGCAGGACGCCATCTACGACGGCGAGCCGCAATTCGCTGTCGATCTGGGTATGTTGATGTACATGCTCAACTATCACAGCCTCGGCGGCACGCAGCAAGACCTGGAAGAAGTGCGGCAGAACCCTGCAGAATTCGGCGTGGTCGACGCGGCCAGGCTGAAGCGCTACACCACTACGCTGGCTCTGTATGTGAAGCCGCACGAGGACTGATTACCATGAGCAGTGACATGGAAGTGAGTTTTCTTAGGACGCGGATGAACGAGATGCAATTGCGCATGACGTTCATTCACACTGCTCTGCGCAACGTTCTGGTTGATCTTGAGGAAGGAGAAGTCGAAGGTGCAATAAGCGCTATCAAGAACATGCTGGGTGAAGACCAACCTGACCAAACTGGACTCTGACCATGAAACCGATCCAATGGCTATTCATCGGCGGCCCACATCACGGTACGACAATGTGGATTCATCAAGGTAGTTTCGTAAGGATGCCGGGTTCTGGTGAGGAACAGTTGCTTTATCAAGGCGAGAACTACCTTCATAGCAACCGCCTGTATCGAATCGGACGTTTCAATCCAACGCCCAGTCAATCTGCTGAAGTAGGCACTCTGATCAACAAGCGGAATTTGAAGCCCATCGCAGGAGACTGATCATGCTCAACCTCGCAACGAAGCTCATTGCAGGCTTGATGGCGGGCCTACCGGCAGACCTGGCCGCAGGCAAAGTAGCTCCGCGTTTCAACCTGCCTCAGTTGCAGCGCCGCAAAGAACCGCGCGTGCGCACGGAAGCTGAAATCGCGAAGCATTCCGCGAAGATGCAGCGCGCCTATGCTCGCTGGGCCAGTGGGGTGATGTACAACCCTTGCATGACGCGCGAGCAGAAGAACGTCCTCTTGCTCGGCTGAAAGGAACTTGCAGTGATCTTCCTGAATTGCAACCCTGGCGAAAATGCCATCGTGCGCGGTGGCCCCAGCAAAGCCCTGTTGGGTAAGGTCGTCAAGGTAGGTCCGCGCATCTGGCCGACCATCATCGACAAGTCGCTCGTCTACAGCGTCAACGGTCGGCAATACGCTGCTCGCACCTCAGATGGCTGCGTGTGGCTCTGCGAGATACAAGGTCTCCCACCGATCTTCGGCGACCGCTCAGGCGAGCAGAAGCGTGTGGTTGAGCACCCCATGATGCCGTTGCTGGACACCTGGCTGTGTGCGCTACGCGATTGCGATGGGACTGATCAGATGGTGCTGCGCGCTGGGCCGGCACCTCGGGAAATTCGGCGCAAAAGTGCCTGAAAAGAAGGTCTGTACCTTCTGCCTGCGCGTTGGGCATCGCGCTTCTAACTGCCCCATTCTCAAGCGACTGTCAGAACAGTCTGGCTACCAAAATCCAAGTGAAGTGGAAGACGGCACCGATCGCAACGATCGACAACAACGTCTTCAGCATTGGATAGCGATACAAGAACTTGCCCCGCACGGGGTATCGGCGCACTGACACAGAGGTGTCGCTATCGGCGACACCGCCGTATTCGATCATTCCCTTAATACGTTGCCTCCTTAGCTCGTCACGCATTTTTTCACCTTCACTTCAGCAGTTGAACGATGCGACGTACGAATTCGTCGCGGATGTGCCCTCCGTGCTCATCAGCGTCATCGTAAACCAGGGATACAACGTCACCTAGTTGTGTCGGTTTCATAACAGCAGCCATATCTTCGGCTGTTTGGACCACAGCTTTAATGACTCGTGAAATCAGCGTGTGATCGACAGGAACCGGCCCTAGGGACTCATGTTGCTGATCCATCCAGCCCGCCGGCAAATCAAGGATCGACTCGATCTTGCGAGCGGTCGCCTCAGTTATCTCCCTCGTCGGGTTTGGGCCGGCCATCTGGACCAGGAACGACGCGTTCTTGTACCCCAGTTTGAGCCCCAACGCCTTGGGTCCGTTCCACTGCTCAATGAGCGAACGCAAGTTGTTGCGTCGGGTATCGTAGACATCGTTGATGTCCTTCTTATCTTGCACCTTATCAATCAACGACTTGTCGTGCGCGATGTGCGCCATATAGCCATTGGCCTTTTGTGCAGTAGCGAAATGCAAGCGTGACATACGCACTCCCATAGCGCAATAGAGTTGCATCAAATTTTGCAGTTGCTAAACTGACAGAACTAGTCAGCACCAGCACTCCATATGGCAAACGAGATGCCTGAAGGACATCGATGAATACTAAGGACAATCCCCTAGCTACCTGGTTGCGTCTGGCCACACCAAAACAGCGCACACGTTGCGCGACGTTGGCAGGAACGACCGTGACCTACCTCTATTCCATTGCCGGGGGTCATCGCCAGCAGATCAGCGCCCGTTTGGCGTTCCAAATCGAGGACGCTATGCACCGTATGGCGTCAGCGTCACGAGGCAAGTTGCCCCTCATCACTGCGCGCGACCTCGCGTTCATGCATGACGTGGCCGGCCTATGAGCAACGTCATCCTCATGGGCGATTACCGAGCACCGGTAAAACTTCCTGCAGAATTGCGCAATGCGAAGACCTGGCTCGTTTGGCGCCTGGTCCAGATGCCTGGGGAGCGCAAGCCTCGCAAAATCCCCTACTACGTGCCCAGCGGCAAGCCCCGGGAAGCGAAGCAGGGCACACCCGAAGACCTGGCGCAAATGGTGTCGCTGGATCGCGCCGTGGCTGCTGTCGTCAAGGGCGGCTACTCAGGTATTGGCCTGGCCATGACCGAGAGCCTGGGGCTCGTGGCGCTTGATTTCGACGACTGCGTCGTTGATGGCACGGTCAACGACGAGGTGAGTCTGCTGGTGCAGGGCACCTACTCAGAGATATCCCCCAGCGGCACCGGCGTGCGCGCCTTCTTCCGGGGCTC